GCTCTGGTGGTGGCGGTGGGGGCATCATAGAGCTCATGAAACTAGATAGTCCAGCAAGAGGGTTTCCGGCTGGTGGAGGGGGTGGCGCTTGGGGCTGTGCCGGCTGACGCATTCCCTGAGACTGCTGCTGCATTGCCGCAGTTGCTAGCTGACGAGCAATGTCGGGATTCGTCTTCAGAATTTCTTGGATGTTGGGCACTGGTGCCTTAGCAGCCATCTGGTTCGTTAGATGAACCATATACACCATCATACACGTACGAATAGGAATACGGACAAGAGGGTGCATCTTCAGCTTGTCGCCGTACAGCTCATACAGTTCCTCAAAATCTTCTTCCATATCCACCACATTCATCTGTGCGGACTCAGACAGTCCATCTAACTGAAGCCCAAACGCCTTCATTATCGCAACATTCTTGGAACTCCATTCCAAAGCAGACATACCGGTAATATACCATTCACAGAACTGCTTGATAGTCTGGTCCATCGCTTTCTCACGCTTAATGAACTCCAACTCCAGCTTCATTTCCTCCAGCGGCGAATCCAACGTAAACCGCTTGCGCATCGGGACACCTAGCTTGGATAGACGCTCAAACTTACGAAGAATCTCATACTTCTCCTTCATAACAAACTCCTCGTTCATCTTGCGAGAGGATGGAGCTGCTCCAAAAAAATGTTCGGCATTCAAATTCTCCAGTCCATCGGACGTGCGCATAGGACCACTATCATCAACAGATGGGACAAGACGGGGCGGGGGTGCAGATGCCGACGAGTCACCGAATACGGGTAGGTCAATCGTAGCGATATCTGGAAGGTCCATAGACTCTGACGATACTTTTGGATTCGTCAGGAAATCTGCTCCAAAGATATCGCCCATTTGTGTGAACTTACGACTTTGATATGAAAACTACAACGCACACCGCAAGATGAGAATCATTTCGTATGTTCCATAACCCACAATCCCTGCAAAAAAGTATCACACAAATCATCCTTCTTCGGATGTTTCAACATATGTGCTTTCCACTGGGGAGGAACTAGTTGCGTCGCATGAATGATTCCTGTTTTTTTCCGGTCCTTGTACGTTTTCGTAGGATCGGTAGTCAATATATTCGTCAATTTATGTGTTGCTGAAACTCCCGTACATTTGAATTTATTGCACACGAACCACATATGAATCATCGATTGAATACACAACATCCGTTTATCTGGTTGCTGCTCTAACGCCACAAGGTCACTACCTTCCCACAAAGAACGTCTAGATTCCAATGATGCAGCAATTGGAATAGACAGGTCTACAACCGAACACTGTTTGCTCGATTTAATGCACCGTTTCCATACGTTCAAGTTGTAGTGTGTGTACAAAATGTCGACATACCCCTTTTTTGTTGTAGAATGAATTCCAAAAGGTTCACCTTCTTTTTTGAGTTCGTCGAGAGTTTTCTTGTTCAACGAAACTTTGGTGGGAGGTTTGGGGCTTTTAGATTTGTGAAGAGTGCATGCGTACACCTTTTTTCCATTCAACCAATTCGCAGGTTTCAAACATTTAAAACATTTTGGAGAATCATGCCCTGCTCCTTCAGCCATAACGTCAATTAAATCCCAATGTACAATTTGGACATTCGTTCGGTTCGTTCCCTCCATAACACAAAACGCCAAGTTCCTTATACCAACATCGATACTAACGAGTTTCATTATTTACTTTGTGCAGCCACAATGTATATTGCTACTAAAAGAGTCATAGATGCATCAGTTGTGGGTTCGTGTGCGCGCTGTAGAGGCAGGATATCACGTAGGCGTCGACGTTTACTTCCAGTATCATCCACATCTCGCAAAATACAATCGTACGTTCCTTGAAGTTTCGCAGTTCCGCAAAGACTACGACTTTTCCGATTCCACAAGGCAATATCTACAACTGCGAGAGGAGGAAGGTACGTGTACCCGTGCATCTTACACATATTTTGGAGAGATTCAATATCTGATGTTCCCTTCACAATAATCGTGGACTCAGAATACAGTTTCATGAATGTTTTAATCCATGATGGTGGTTTGTGGTGAAGAGCAATATGACGGTCTTCATTATACACTTTCAAACTATCTAGAAGTACCCTCTGTTGCTCGCCCGGAGGCAGCGTTCGTAAAAAGGATTTGGACCAATCTAATTGAAGAACTGATTGGTACTTATCAAGTACTTCCGCAGTTTTCTCACTTACGCTTGCGAACTCCGAAGATATGAAGGATACATCATAACCTCGTGGATTTGTAAACGTTTCAAAAAAGTACCCTTTGTACTCCCAGCTTCCGTCCGTATTTTTCGTCAGTGAAAATCCGCCGATTTCACGAGGGATAAAGAATTCATCGGTGTCCGGGATACTATGAAATCCAGCTGAACCTAGTACTCGCCAAAACTCACAGTCAAAAACTAGGAGTTTTGATTGGCCTAGCGCCAACGTATTTAGGTGCTGATTGTACAGCTTCATTGTATTATGAGAGGAACATCTTCTCTTACGCGGTTGCCTTGAGGAGATTCAGGAGAACAGTTTTTGCATCGCGCTTACCGAATGGAATACCCTTTTTCGTAAGAAGGTCGCGGAGCTGGGCTGCCGTCTTTCCGTCCAAATTGTCTACATCGTCCGTAGAAGGAGGAGGACCTTCGACAATATCAGCCTTCTCATCAACACTGACGCGGTCATCCTCCTCCTCTTCGCGAACGAGGGCAGGTAGTTCAGAATCAACTTGGGCCTCTAGTTCGTGTTCCGGGACTGGTGCGAGCGCAGCCTCTTCTTCCTGATGCGAGTGCGGCCGGACAAACTGAGTAGACACCACAACGGCTAGCGACTGAATGTGCTGGAGCATGCGCGTCTGCTGCCAGTACACGTATCCTACCATACCCGAAAGAACAAAAATCATGGACGCGAGGACGACTACGGCGACATACGTGAGCTGCATTTTCCTTTTAAGACGAATAAAGCTTCTTTCTTTAAACGTAAAATGCCGCAACAGACTTCTGCTTCGGATTTTACAACATACAATAAAATCAATAGCCAAGTTGCGAGTGTCCAGTACTCCACCAAACCAAATGTTCATTTAGCGAATCCAGTCCTACCGTCTCTGAAAGGAACAACGAACGTATTTCTTCTGACGCAGGCAAATGCTATTCCAAAACATTATACTGGTAATGGAAAGCCACAGGTGTGGCATCGCTAGAAAGTTTATCAGTAATACATAATGCCCACTCCCGACGCATCGCAGTTCACGCGTTTCAAAAAGTATGCTGCGGTAGATAGTCGCGGCGACAACGGCGTGAAAGTGTTCACGCACTTGTATCAACCACTTCCATCGGTGCGCCAACCTCTTGATTTTCTGCCGCAGCTATCTGGTCAAGTTACGTATGCGTCTCCATTGACGTTTCTAGGACGCAATTATGCTGCTGGACATGGAACGGTGTACACTAAAGTTTATTCTCCACCTGGCGTTGTGACTGCGAAATACATTCGATAAACAACGAACTTAAAATTCTTCATCTACTCTGAACACCATATCTTCTGCTTTCATGCCTACACCGGGCTTGGAATATTCCGAGACCTTTTTCTCAAAGAAATTTGTCTTGCCTTCCAACGAAATCAGTTCCATGAAATCAAACGGGTTCGTGGACTTGTAAATTTTTGGAATGCCGAACTGTACTGCTAAACGGTCAGCCACAAACTCAATGTACTGTTTCATATCTCGTGAATTCATACCGAGTAACGAACAGGGAAGTGCTTCGCAAATAAATTCGGTTTCAATCGCAACAGCTTCACGGATAATTTCGGTGATGTATTTCGATTCAAGTTTGTTCTGGAGTTTATGAAACAGAGTTACGGCAAATTCTGTATGCAGACCTTCATCTCGCGAAATGAGTTCATTCGAAAACGTTAGACCAGGCATTAGTCCGCGCTTCTTCAGCCAGTAAATCGCACAGAACGAACCACTGAAGAAGATACCTTCGACGCATGCAAACCCTACCAGACGAGAAGCATAGGATTCTACCGATTCAATCCATTTCATTGCCCACACCGCCTTTTTCGAAATACACGGAATCGTATCGATTGCCCTGAAATACTTTTTCTGTTCTTCTGGATCTTTTACGTACTGGTCAATTAGCAGGGAATACGTTTCTGAATGCACACCTTCGACAGCGTTCTGGAACGCATAAAACAGTCGGGCAACGGGCGACTGAATATCACGTTGGAATCTAGTCGCCAGATTCTCTTGCACAATTCCATCAGACCCAGCAAAGAACGCCAAAACTTGTTTGATGAAATACTGTTCAGATTCTCCTAGTTTTTCCCAATCTTCCTTATCTTTGCTGAAATCAATTTCCTCCACTGTCCAAAATGATGCTACGGCTTTCTTGTACAATTTATACAATTCCTCTTCTTGCGGGGAAATAGGGAACAAAGTGTATCGATCCGCAAGGGTTCTGGTAGAGGGGTCGAACAAAGGCTCCATATTTATAGGGGTCGGAAAGTAGTTAAACTGTTTGTCCATCTGTATAAACAAATGTCGGGCAATGGAAACGATCCGTTTTCCGGATCAAGTACCCGAAACCTTCTTCAACACACGCTTTCTCCAAAAATAGTGTCGGACGGTTCGAACGGCTATACTGTAAAAGTAGACCTAATTAACGTAGACAATATCTATGCGACCGGCAGCATTTACAGTTCCGGCGGAGTAGTCGGAGCTACTGGTTCATCTAGTACTGTTGTTGCGAATGGAATAACTGCGGTGGCTGTAACGAATGCTCTAGTAACTGCTAACTCGGTTATTATCTTGACCTTGAAGACGGTGGGAGGAACTGTTGGGCCGGCATATGTATCGTCAACAACTGCAGGTACCGGATTCTCAATCAAGAGTCAGAGCGGTGATACGTCCACATACAATTATTTGATTATAAACTAATGGAGATTGATATCTCATTTGTTGCTGCTACTATTTCTTTAACACTTATATTCATCTTTGGATGGTACTCATACAAAGCTGAGCCTACAATTGTGATTCCCGATATTTCACGATTCCCCTTCAATCAAGCAACTGGAAAAGAGAGAAGTTTCGTCAACAAAACCTCTGATACTTCCTTATATACGGAATCAGTTCGTAGAAAAGCTATTGCTTTAACGTACCTCCCAGACTGGTGCTGTGGCGCTCAAAAGAAGATTGTGGATACCGTGTACACGAAAGGGTCTACCAGTGGAGTTGTTGAAGCGTATATGCTTTCATCGTTTGGTCGCATACCTAATGTCGTATATGATGAAATCGTGTACCAAGGCACTGAGGACGCGAACTGTGTTTTGGGCGACGAAGGATTTGGGGATATTCTTGTTTCCGCAGAATAGTATAAGATAAGATAAGATGCCCGATATCATCCAGTTCAGGCGAGGAACTTCGGCACAGTGGAATTCGGCTTATGCCGTTATCCTCGCAAACGGAGAAGTGGGATACCAAACCGACTTTCCTCGCATGATAAAGGTGGGGGATGGCGTGAGTACGTGGGCAAACCTAGGAGCTATTCTGCTCAATAATGGAAACGTAGGTCCAACAGGGTACACCGGTTACACTGGAGTTACCGGATACAATGGAACTACCGGTACTACTGGACCTACTGGTTTTACAGGGTACACAGGCTATACTGGAGTTACCGGATACACAGGATACACTGGCTTTACTGGTTATACTGGCTTTACTGGTGTTACTGGATACACTGGCTTTACCGGCTATACTGGCTTTACCGGTTATACTGGCTTTACTGGCGTAACGGGATATACTGGCTTTACCGGTTTTACAGGGTATACTGGCTTTACCGGAGTAACAGGGTATACAGGGTATACTGGATATACTGGTTTTACAGGCTATACTGGCTTTACCGGAGTTACCGGGTATACAGGTTATACTGGATATACTGGTTTTACAGGCTATACTGGCTTTACTGGAGTAACAGGGTATACAGGTTATACTGGATATACTGGTTTTACAGGGTATACTGGGTACACTGGAGTTACAGGACCTACTGGATTTAATGGAGCTACAGGGTACACTGGGTATACTGGGTACACAGGCTTTACCGGAGTCACTGGCTACACTGGCTATACTGGCTTTACTGGGTACACTGGATACACCGGAGTAACTGGATACACTGGCTACACTGGCTACACTGGCTACACTGGGTATACTGGCTATACCGGAGTAACGGGGTACACTGGTTACACTGGCTTTACAGGATATACCGGATACACTGGAGTTACTGGTTACACTGGTGTAACTGGTTACACAGGATACACTGGTTACACGGGACTTGGTTACCAAGGATTTACCAGCAATACCTCCATCACGATAGGAACAGGTAGTAAAGGTCCTTTCACCACAAACTTTTCTTCTTCGCAAATTGCGTTTGCTGTAGGTCAACGTGTTCGTATAGCAAGCAGCGCAACTCCAGCAAACTATATGGAGGGTGTAATAACTGCTTTTACTACCAACACTACACTTACTGTTCTAGTTGATGCTATAGGTGGAAGTGGAACTATTGCTTCATGGAATATTGTAGAAGCAGGAGCTGTAGGAGCTACAGGATACACTGGGTTTACCGGATACACTGGCTACACTGGCTTTACAGGGTACACTGGCTATACAGGAGTAACGGGGTACACTGGATACACTGGCTTTACAGGATACACCGGGTACACGGGAGTTACAGGATACACTGGCTACACTGGCTTTACAGGATACACCGGGTACACTGGAGTAACTGGTTATACTGGTTATACTGGCTTTACAGGATACACCGGATACACTGGAGTTACAGGCTACACTGGTTACACTGGGTTTACCGGATACACTGGCTACACTGGCTTTACAGGATACACCGGGTACACTGGAGTCACAGGGTACACTGGCTACACTGGCTTTACAGGATACACCGGGTACACTGGAGTCACAGGGTACACTGGCTACACTGGCTATACCGGGTACACTGGGTATACTGGCTTTACAGGATACACGGGATACACAGGAGTAACAGGGTACACTGGCTACACTGGCTTTACAGGATACACTGGATACACGGGAGTTACTGGATACACTGGCTATACCGGCTTTACCGGATACACTGGGTACACTGGCTTTACAGGGTACACTGGATACACCGGCTTTACTGGGTACACTGGCTATACCGGCTTTACTGGGTACACTGGATACACCGGGTATACTGGGTACACTGGAGTAACGGGGTACACTGGTTTTACGGGCTACACTGGCTACACTGGCTATACTGGGTACACTGGTTACACGGGAGTTACAGGGTACACTGGACCACAGGGTGTTACGGGACCATCGGGAGGACCGGTAGGGCCAACGGGTTACACTGGGTATACTGGACCGGCAGGCGCTATAGGATCTACTGGTGCGAATAGTTCTACGATTCCTATCATACAACAAATAACAACAACTCTAACATTAGGTACAGCCGGATTTGGAACTTACTATTACATAACAAATTATGGATTAAATACACTAGTGTTACCAAGTCCAGCTCCAACAGGACCTCTAGGTTCGTATTGGGTCGTACGTAACTCTACATCAAACTATCTTTCTGCAGCTATAACAAACCCTTCAAATTTATCGAGTCCATTATCATTAGCACCATCTACTAACACTGCTATTGTCTTGACCGGACAAGGAGGAAATACTGGCTACATCCTTTTCTAACATTATCTACAACGGGATGACGACTGCATCTACACTTGGTGTAGAATTATCAAAAAAAAGTTGGCCATATGCACCGATACCCAGTGCTGGAATGGGACCATTATTATGGCTTGATGCAGCCGACCCAGTTGCTTCTCCAAATACCTTACAATCTCCCGTTTCAACTCCCTCTACAGGAGTACGCGCATGGTTTGACGGTAAAGATGCTACGTCAATACAAATAAACGGTCAAAATACAATCGACCAATGGTTGGATAAATCAGGGAACAATTTCCATTTAACAGCATCAACTGCAAACGGAGCGAGTAGTGCTCCAACTCCGTTTGCACCATCATCAGGATACGTCACATTCGGGGGTGCGAGCAATCGATGTTTTAATTTTCCCGGTCAAGCTTTGGCTCAACCAGTTGGAAATTCCTATACCTTATTTTTTGTGATTAATCCCGATCCAACGAAACGAACATTCCTAATGGGCCAGATTGGAAAGTGTATTTTAGGACTTGGGGCATCGGTTGTTCTTAATGGGGGGACAGACCCCAATGCTGTACTTGGAACGTTGTACTGGACGGCAACAAATGATAATAGTAATCCTACGTTTGCTTCTTCCGTACCGATAAGTGCCGGCCCACAGATATGGAGTATTGTCGTTCAACCCTTTTATTATGGTAATCTCCATGATTCTGGAGATCTGGCTTTTTATGTGAATGGTACACTCAAAACTTTTGCAGCTAACAGCTATTTCAATATAACGCCCGGAGCAAATATTCCGTCGACAATAGGAGATCAGTTTGGACCGGGAGGATATTACTACAATAACGGAAATGGAAGTTCGAGTATTGGCGAAATGATTTTTTATTCTTACACGCCATTTATGAACGATAATAATAATACTTACCCTACCGGCGATTCAAATCGTCAGCAAGTTGAAGGGTACCTTGCTTGGAAATGGGGTCTCCAAGCGTCATTACCTTCTGGACATCCGTACATCAGTACACCACCCACATACACATACCTTGGAACTGTGTATTCATGGGCCCCAGTAATAAGACCAAATTATGCAACAACTGTAAATGATAAATCGGGACTTGGAGCTACGGCAACACCAAATGTACCTATGCCCATTTCTCCCACAGGTATTAATGGCCGACGCGCATTCGCACCAACCGGAACACAATGGTTAACTGGAAATCTTCCAGGATTTAACAATGGTTACGCTGCATACAATGCATGGGGGTTGACTAATGCCGGATATCCGGGAAATTCTGATTCTTTCCCCTCATATATTTATGCTCTTAACGCAAAAGGACTAACTGCATTTATAGTCTATAGCATGACTTCTGGAACGTCGGCAAACTCGCGTATTGTATCGTTAGGGTACACTGGGGCAGACGATACTAGTTCCACAGATTATCTGGCTATTACCCGTAACGGAACAGGAACAAATCCAGGGATAAGTGCTGTTCGAAGCTCGACAACATTGGCTGCATCAAGTACTGATGGAACACCGGCACTGGCGTCAATATGGTATGATGGTGTAAACGGAAACATCACATCAAATGCTGCAATAACTCCAACGTCTGGAAGTTCCACGGTAGCCTTTGCTCCGGTGAATTTTGCAATCGGACAGAATGTGAACACTTCGAATCAGAATTTTGCGTTCACTGGATTTATTGGGGAAGTTTTGGTCTTTAATTATTCGTTAACATCACTCCAACGCCAACAAGTTGAAGGTTATTTAATGCAGAAATGGGGATTAGCAAGTAGTATTCCAGTACTTCATCCGTATAACAATATACCTATCCTGAATCGTGGATTTACGCCACCAGATATCTTGGGATGTCAGTTATGGTTAGATGCCGCCGACCCCGCGACAATTGTCCAGCCTACAACATATCTCACGCAATGGAAAGATAAGTCTGGATTTGGAAATCATGCATCGACATCGGGTACTTCGTATGTATGGGGTCCAAATGGAAATGGTCTAACGTTTATAACCGGAGGTGATTATCCGGGATTAACCGGTTCAATATCAAATATAAGTTCAAAAGTAACATTTTTCGTAGTATACTCATTCACCGGAGATTATTCATCACACGCGTGGACTTCTTTAAGATTTTCTGGGCCGTCTTACGACTTATACATTGGGATACGTGGGGTAGGTTCTTCTAGCGGAAATGCAGGCGGCGCCTCTGCCATCGCAACAAATATTTTAGGGATAGGTTCTACGGATGGTATAGTTATCACTGGTTCATCCAATGGACCCGAGTATAACCAAACTGCTAACCAATTATATACTCCATTTTCAAGTGCTCCAACATCATACTCAGTTTGTGCAGGCGGAGATTCAAATTTTAGTGGAAATGTTTCTGAAGTTATAGTTTACGATTCATTCCTTCCACCTGCTCAGAAGCAACAAGTTACCGCATATCTCGCGTGGAAGTGGAAGTTGATAAGTAACATAACTGCCGGACAACCGGCTCGTTATTTACCAGCATACAGTCCTGTATTCCATCCCAAAACTATTTCTGGGTTGCAGTTGTGGTTAGATGGAGCAGATTCGTCAAGTATGACTTTTTCGGGGTCAAATGTGACTGTGTGGAACGATAAGTCGGGGAATGGGAATAATGGAACTGCGACCGGAACACCGACACTCAGTCAAAACAAACTCAATGATAAGTCTATGATTTCATTGGATGGAAGCTCGTATTTTCTTGGGTCTATGAGTGATACTAACACCACCTTAACCGCCTTCTTTATTGGAATAACTCATGTAAGTCAAAGTGTGAATGCGCGAGTAGTAAGTTTAGGCACGACAAGTGCGAACGATTATTCGTCATCTAGTCGTTGCGTAGCAATATATCATCCTGCATCTAGTGTGGGAACATACAGAAACCCATCACAATCATTAGCGTCAATAACATTGGATCAACCGTATATTGCTTGTTCATTGTATGATGGAACAAACGGATATACGTTCTTGAATGGAAGTGCGAGTGGAAGTAGTTTTGCGTCTACCGGTTCATTCAATATAAGTGCATATGGTGTAGGCAATTATGTGAATGCTCCAACCAATAACGAAGCATTCACGGGATTTATGGGTGAAATATTAGTGTATAACACTGCCCTAACTGCTTCGCAACGCCGTAAAGTAGAAGGATACCTTTCGTGGAAATGGGGAGTACAAAGCATTTTACCAACAACTCATGCATGGACGAAAAACAGTCCGTAGAGAGTAAAGAGAGAAATGATATCGCTTCTTTGGACATTTGTTGGAGCGCTTGTAGGTATGCTTATTGTAGCAGTATTTTCACCACCGCCTCGCGATGAAACTGGAGTTCCTACTCCAGACTCGAAAAAGACATTCCATACCAAAAATGGGTGCGTTAAATTCAAAGCCACAGAAGTTCCGTGCGACGGCAAGCAGACGTCTCTTAATTTACTCGCCCCTCAGTAGTAAAGTACGGCAATGATTAGTCGTATCCTTGGTATATTCAGGAATCAACGTTCAGTCCCTTTTCTATCGTTTCTGATTGGATTGGGGATTGTTATCATGCTGTTTCATCGTCCAATTCCGGTACGTAATGCCCTTTCTGTTCCTCCTTCTGATATTGAAGGTCGTGTAGTTCGGCATGGCGATAAATGTATCAAGTATATTGCGGAAGATGCTGAATGTGAATTACCCACCTTTAAGTAAAAGAAGATGGCGGAGGGTGCAACAGATTTGAGCGATTTACTTGGTTCAGGTCCTGTCCAGAATCCTTCTATGAACCAAGGAACGACGTTTTCACCTATTGTGACTGGAGGCACTGACCCATTTTTGACGAACGGGTTTTCTGCCGCGTCTCCTGATAAGCCGGCTGCTGTACTTCACAGTACCCAGCACTCATTTAGCATGATACGGTATGCGATAAAAAACCTGATGATTTACATCGGCTTTTTTGTTGGGGCATTCGCAATTTCCTTGTCTACTCCTCGTTCTCTGATTCTTCAGTACATTCCCAACACTTATACGTCCGGGGGTGTACCTTCATACATGGGAGCAAGTATCCTCGCAGGCGTGGCCGTGGCCATAGCATACGTTGTCGGAACGCTTGGAGCTACCCTCGTTTGAGGAAGAGTACAGAACCTTCAACAGACCATATTTCTTAATACACTTCTCCAAGAACTTCACACAGGAAGCACAAGGTTTAGAATTCATAATTTGGTTTTGTTTGTTAAGCCTTACTACCGTTAGAGTACAACCACGAAGTTGTGACACGTCTCCAAGACTTTTCACAACTGCGCGTTCTGCATGTATCGTTTGGTTTGAATATCCACATCCGAGAGACCGAGAGCCAACCCTGTTTCGCGAACTAGCTATTTCTTGACCCCGCCTAGATATGCTTGCGTAATGCAAGTGCGTAGACGTGAAATACGACTTATACTCTTGCATTTTTCATACTCTTCGGACTAAGTAAAAAGTATCCGTTTTCCAAAAAATTACGAGCGGTTACGATGGATTGGGCACTCGCAAATGTGGTCATGGATTGTGGTATGGACACGGTATTCCATCGTAAATTCCTCTTGCTGCTTGTATCTAAAACTAACATCGGGAACCGACTGCCGACCGTCCGAACGAGGAGGATGCTGATCGCACAAATAATATGGAGCATCAAACTGCTTCCTAACAAACTCCTTCGTTACATCTACGTTCTCTAGCGTGTCTAGGTAAGCGTTGACGGCATAGGCGGCATCCTTGAGAGACGTGGTCGTAAAGTTGGCGATAGGCTTGCTGGAATCGTCGCCGTAAATCAGAGTCGTGAACACAGACATGGTTTATGATTCAATTAACTCGCAAAATGTTTAAACTGTATTTTTCGTTTAAAATGTTCGCACACTCAAATAGTAATGGACTGGCTCACATGGCGCCGAAGTTCAAGAGGATGGCAGTACGACCCTCCAGCAAAAATACACACCAATATCATGTTTGGACCAGGAATGTACCTCAATCCCGGATTTGTTCGCACCCATAATATTACCCACGTCATCAACTGCGCATTTGATAAAGATAGTCCAGCGTGGTTTCGTACGAAGTATCCTGAAAACTATGTGTGTATCGAGGCTCTAGACAGTATGGATGAAGATATCTTGAAATGGTATCCGGAATTTGAAGAAAGTCTCAATAAATTCATTCGAACTCCTGAGTCAAAAACCGTGTATATACACTGTCAGTGTGGAATCAATCGCTCTGGGTTTTTAGCTCTACTTTTTATATGTAAGAAGTTCGGGTACTCCTTTGACCTCGCATCTTCGTCTATTCTCAAACAACGTCCATGTGCCCTCACGAATCCGAACTATAGGCTACAAGTAAAATCCCATTTAGAACACAATGAGCAGCGACCCAGCGAATGATACTGGAGCTGATTTAAGCAAGAATTCTATTTGGGGAGATATTCAAAATGCAGTTGGTTCGGCCGAAACAAGTTTGATGGGACCGGCATACAGTTATTCCGACAACATTCCTACCACCAGTCAACTTCATGTTGGACCCCAAGGTTCATTCAGTCAGTTATACACAAATTTGAATGCTGTTGGAACGTATGTGGATACTCTACTCTCCGGCAATCCACCCCTTGGTAACCAGTTTTTTGTGAACACGGGAAGTACATGCACTGCTCCCGACGGATCCATTCAAGCCCGCTACAATTATATCAATAACATTCCTCCTTCCGGAGCACTGCTGGGACAAGGTCTAGTTGGAGGAGTGGTGGGAGATATTGAAGGATTGAATCCAACATACCTTTTTAATTCTATTATGTCCGCATCTTCTCCGGCTTGTAAATGTTACAAGTGTGATGTGACGACTGGGGACGAATCTCAATTTCTCACACCCGATTTATCTCCTGATTTTAGCCCCGATAGGTGCAAGGAAGTAGATATCTCAAATTGTCCAGTAATTACGAAGAGTACCGAAGAGTTTGTGAACAACACGTTCGCGCCAACTCTTATTGCTGGAATTTCACTTTGTCTCATTCTTCTTCTTCGCAAATGAGTATTTTAAGCCAAGAACATTGAGAGTGTAATGGACAATATCTTTCGGATAAAGCGCCAACGAGATACACCTTCGGCTTCGAAAAAGAACGATGTTGTGTCTGGAACTCTTGATTCGGTTCACCAATCAATTGTTTCAACTATCCGTGAAGAAAGTACAAATTCTGTATCTATGCGTGAACATTTGGAAAATATAGAACATGAACTTGAAATCGCAGAGTTATCGTCGGATTTAGGAGAAATATTGCGAGCATCTAAACTTCGCGACGAAATTAAGAGTCTGAAAGAACGTTTGGATACAGAGAATCCGTTGACCGATTACTATCTTAAAAACGCAGATATCATGCTTCGATACTACGGGTCGGGAGAAAAGGTTCAGCATGCTGCATCTATTCCTGCCGATCAGAACACATTTGTGAAATACCTCTCACAAACTACGTCTGAAACATCTGCTCCTTCAAAGAAGAAACTGTTTGATGAATTCACATCACGAATGAAACTGAATACTGGTGAAATAACGGAAGTGAAGAAAGCACTCACTGAACATTGTGAGAAATGTAATATTGCGCGAGAAGAGTCGTGCGATGAAGGAATACTGGTGTGTCCAGTATGTGGCTCAGAAGAATATATGTTGGTGGTATCTGACCTTCCATCATTCCGCGATCCTCCCAAAGAACGTAATAATTATGCGTACAAGAAAATTAATCATTTGAATGAAATTTTGAATCAGTTCCAAGCAAAAGAGTCTACTATAATTCCAGCGGAAGTTATGAACGAAGTTATATGTGAAATCCGTAAACGCCGAATCCAGAACGTCGCCGAACTTACCGAGAAAGATATGCGCGAAATCCTAAAGAAGTTGAACCGGTCAAAGTATTATGAGCATGCTACTCATATTATTTCTAGATTGAACGGTAACCCTCCGCCTACCATCACTCCCGAAATTGAAGAAAAAATAAGAGCTATGTTCCAAGAAATTCAAGCTCCGTTCCTTATTTATTGCCCCGATGACCGAACTAATTTTTTATCCTATTCGTACATTTTGTACAAGTTCTTTGAGTTGCTGGAGTTGGACGAGTACAAGGTTTACTTTCCTCTACTTAAAAGCCGCGACCGTCTGATTTCGCATGACCAGATATGGAAGAAGATTTGTGAGTATTTGCACTGGCAGTTTATTGAGAGCATTTAGGCGGAAAACGAATATCCTTGTGAAAACAGGAAGAAGTGTACTATGGATATTCAGCAAGGCGATTGTCTTGACTTGCTTAAAACTGTGACTGCGAAAAGCATTCAGACCATATATTTGGACCCACCATTCAATAGCGGCAGAACGTATAAAATGGACGCTCACGGCGGAGTTGGATTCGAAGATAAATGGACAGATGAATCCTACCGGGAATTTGTAATTTCTGTTATTGATGCATGCATTCCTCTTCTGAAACCTAATGGCTCTCTATTCTTCCACATTTCTGCCGACCAAATGTTCATTCCAGAATGTGTACTTCGTGAAAAGTTTCGAGACGTTGTTCCTATTTTCTGGAAACGGTGTCGCTCAAAAAATAACGTGAAACATAGTTTGGGTGCGAGCATCGATGTTATCTTCTGGTGCTGTCTGTCTCCGAAACGCAAATTCAATATGGTGTACCAGCCGAAAGATGAATACTACGAGAAAAATTCGTTCAAGAATTCCGATTCTCGTGGCCATTTCGCTTTGGGTCATTTGGTCTGCGATAAAACGATGAAGGGACATTCATACGAATTTGAAATCGGTGGGAAAACATTCAATCCATCTAAACACTGGCGAATTTCAAAATCGGACCTTGAAAAGTTGCGTGATGATGATAGATTGTACGTTCCTAAAAAGGCAGGATCGAATCTTTACAAGAAAATATACCTTCACGAAAGTCATGGGAAACCAGCTATGGATTTATGGGACGATGTGTTCTCTATTGCCCAAGGTTCGGAAGAACGTAAATATCCTACCGCCAAACCTCTGAAACTGTTGGAACGCATAGTGGATATGACTACAGATGAAGGAGATGTAGTACTTGACCCAATGGCTGGTTCGGGAACTACAGGGGTGGCGTGTAAAAATAAAAATAGGAAGTGTATTATGTTTGATAAGAATCCGGATGCTATCGCAATAATTAGAGAACGATTTAGTTCATAAGATAACCGCCTTAACTGTTAATAGAAGAGCCTTTACTGCATCTTGTTGAATTTTAATACTTGGACATGACGTCTTATTTTTAGTTGATTGGCCAAGTAAAGCACCTACACCATTATTGAGAACGTATCGTAGTCTCAGAGTAGTATCCTTTTCCACTGTTCCACGAATCCTCCAAATTTTAGCTGAACCTTTTGCCCTCATCTGTCGTAGTTCAAACTTGTCTCCTTCCTGAATTCGGAACGCATCAATCTCTGAATGGGGAAACATATGCATTTTTCCAGCTGCACGAATCAGCATCCATTTGGGTGATCGTAATGTACACGTCTCTATAATCCCCTTAATCTGGTCAGAGTTTATCGACATTAATTTATCTTGAAGTATGCGTGTTACGAGAGGTCTTGCTTCCTCCACAGTCTTCACTTCATCCTTGATTTTCTTTAGGGAATCCTTTATATCTGTATCGTCAAAGTATGCCTTGACTGCAGTCGTGTTAATGTAATCAATCGTTCCCTTCTGGTGATTTTTCACCGAAATCGAAGCTACAACTTCGTCGTTTTTCACAATATCAATATCGGAAACCGTTTGAGTCCCTCCTCTATGCCGAAACACGATATCTTCGCCATACAGCGGTATAAGAAAGGAAGGTACATGACTATTCAAGTAATCGACAATATCCTTTTCTGCTTTTACCCCGGAATGATGGTTACGACCATCGGTCGGAAATACCATATTGTATAGTCTGTATCACTTATATGTGCGACTTCCGTTTTCACATTATTTTCTTCATGAATATCATATCAATGAGTGTTGGTCGATGGGGGTATCATCTAATTATAGATGCAGCCTCTTGTGCACCTTCGGCAATTCGTTGCTCCAAAAATATTGAACGGTTCTCAAATACACTTGTAAAAAGAATTGATATGGTTCCATACGGCAAACCACAAATTGTAATGTTTGGATCAGGAAATAAGAAAGGATATACACTTGTACAGCTCATTGAGACGTCAAATATCACCGGGCATTTCGTAGAAGAAACCAATGACTTGTACTTGGACGTTTTTTCGTGCAAGAAGTTTGATATCAATACGGTAGAATCAATTCTACGAAGCTACTTTTCCCCCAACAACGTAAAAACTAAATACCTCGAACGCTTTGCTGAACGCAAAGATGAACCGTCGTGGTAGAGACATACACCCCACATCATAAACAACAACATAAACAGCGTGTTCAAATGAACTTCGCAGTTTGGGTTGTGTACGTTTTGAATCAAGATACGATTAGTATGCATCCGTGCTTCCTGGGCATGTTTCATGAGGATCATTGGCTGGAATACAATCTCCTGACGGGCAAGATTTGTATCCTTTCTGGCACGGTGGCGCAACTTCAGTTGGAGGATTCTCAAACCGTTCACGCATCATTGGTTCGAGAAATTTGTACAGGAAATAGTTGAGAACCGCAAATACTACACCGTGAACAACCGCACGAACTTTCAGAGAAGCTCCAGCCGGGAATGAAACCACGACTCCGGGAACTAGTAGAACAAAAAGAACGAGTTTGAGAACTAGGTTTAGCCACATTTATTTATACCCCAGAAAGAACTACCGATGTCCGCCAATCGCGACGCAATCTTCGTTGGGACCGACCATCTGGTATCCCGGCGGGCACGTAGCTCCGTAATTACCCATATGTTCCTTGATTTTAGTCCAGTAGTAATGCATGACGAAGCCAGTGACTACTGCGAACAATACACCGTGAACTAGAAGAACTGTCCACTTGGACGCAGTCTTTGAGGGTAGAGTCACGAGAACACCGGGAACGAACGCTGCAAATAACAAGACTGCGAGAACTGAGCTGATGAGGTCCATTTATAAACTCTACATAAATGTTTTCCGGACCCAATTGCGATCTGTGCGAAATGTCTTTGATTTTCCTTTTGATGTACGTTTGGTGTACGTTGAAGCCGCATTCAGTTTGCGGAAAGTTGAGAGTGCGCCGTACGATTTCACGGCTTTATTTAACGCACGATGCCGAGCCGTTCGTGATTTCGTAACAGCGTATCCCTTGCGAATAAGTTTGCCTTCTTTCAACGGACCAATTCCAGGACCATGTTTTAGTGCCCAATTGCCTGGCGCACCCATATCGCGTCGAATAGTTTTCTTACCACCCATAATAGAACATCCGGCCATTTTATATGAACGCAATATCATATTCATATTCTGAGAGTTGAACAATAGAATGAGTGGAACGTGCACTAGGTCGGTGCGCTTTGAGTTTCGTAACCGACCTGCGAGTTGGTGGGTAGTAAACAATCCAGTGCTTTTACCAGGCGAACCGGGTGTAGAGAGTGATACTGGTCAACTTAAAATAGGAAATGGTGTGAGCACATGGTCTGCTCTTCCATACGTTGGTACTGGTACTGGCGGAGGTGGTGGTGGAAGTACCGGAGTTACAGGTTACACTGGCTTTACTGGATATACTGGTTATACTGGTTATACTGGTTACACTGGAGTTACAGGTTCTACAGGATACACTGGCTTTACCGGGTACACAGGCTATACTGGAGTTACTGGATACACAGGCTATACTGGCTTTACTGGATATACTGGTTACACTGGTTATACTGGAGTAACAGGTTCTACAGGATACACAGGCTTTACCGGGTACACTGGCTACACGGGAGTTACAGGTTACACTGGAGTTACAGGTTCTACAGGATACACAGGCTTTACCGGGTACACTGGCTACACGGGAGTTACAGGGTACACTGGATTTACGGGATACACAGGTTACACAGGCTTTACAGGATACACTGGCTACACGGGAGTTACAGGGTACACTGGCTTTACTGGTTACACTGGCTTTACTGGTTACACTGGTTACACTGGCTTTACAGGTTATACTGGATACACTGGAGTAACTGGCTTTACTGGCTACACTGGTTACACTGGTTATACTGGAGTAACAGGTTCTACAGGATACACTGGTTATACCGGATTTACAGGATACACTGGCTTTACAGGATACACCGGGTACACGGGAGTTACTGGCTTTACTGGATACACTGGCTTTACTGGTTACACTGGATACACTGGCTTTACTGGTGTTACAGGATACACTGGTTACACCGGAGTAACAGGTTATACTGGTTACACTGGAGTTACTGGAGTTACAGGATACACTGGATACACTGGTTACACCGGAGTAACAGGTTATACTGGATACACTGGCTTTACAGGATACACTGGCTACACTGGCTACACTGGCTTTACTGGCTTTACTGGCTTTACAGGATACACTGGTTATACCGGATTTACAGGATACACTGGATACACTGGCTATACAGGTTCTACAGGTTACACTGGTTACACTGGAGTTACAGGATACACTGGCTTTACTGGCTTTACAGGATACACTGGTTACACCGGAGTAACAGGTTATACTGGCTACACTGGTTTTACAGGTTATACTGGCTACACTGGTTACACTGGATACACTGGTTCTACAGGGTTTACCGGGTACACTGGCTACACGGGAGTTACAGGGTACACTGGCTACACGGGAGTTACAGGGTACACGGGAGTAACGGGGTACACAGGTTACACAGGTTCTACCGGATACACTGGTTATACCGGAAGAACCGGATACACAGGCTTTACTGGGTACACTGGTTACACAGGTCCTGCAGGGTCTACGGGTATTGCGACTCTTATAACTGATCCCAATACAGTTTTGTATTTGGGTCAAATAGGATATTCTACCACCGGTTCTATGGCTGCTATTCCAACGATGCAGATGGGAAATGTTGCTCGGGTCGATGCAGTTTACGGTAACGATTCAACCGGTACTGTGGGTGGGCTACCTTATGCGTCAGTCCAGGCTGCAGTCACGGCCGTAGGTTCATCAACTGGAAAAACAATTTGGGTTCTGCCGGGAACTTACAACCTTTCTGCCGGAATCGCAGTTCCATCCGGATGTGCCTTGCGTGGCCTTAATATCCAAACCACAACGATTCAAATGTTGGGGGTCACAGCAGATACAACTTTGCTAACCATGGGTGAGAACTGTCGCGTAGAAGATTTAAGTTTGAAACTCACGTCTTCTGGACATTATACGCTCAAAGGTATTTATTTCGGCGGTTCGTCTTCCGTAACGTCAAAGTTACGCACATCTACGGTAACAGTAGATAATTCGGCAGCAGTGTATACTGGTACTTCCAATGTCTACGGCGTAGAATGTGGAGGTACAGGAACTTTAGGGTCTGGAACATTCTCGTTCAATTGCTTGAAGGGGTCAACAATAAACGTTTCCTCGAACGGCAATGGTAAGAAACGAGGAGTTTTAATTAGCAATACTAACATTGTGACGACGCGCGATACAAATGTGTATGTTGCCCAACCTCCCGATGCTACAGGGCATACTGGTTCATATGTCGGCGTAGAAACCGCTGATGCCTCAAATGCCGGTTCTATTCAATTACGTTCAACCACTGTGGGAACCGTACCGCCAGTTTCTCCTCAAACGTATACTGCCTCCGACATTCTTCAAACCAATCCTGCTACAATCTCAAATCCTACCTATCTTGCGTCTGCTGGAATTCAGTTAGGTCCCGGTGTGGATCTAGTGACAAAAACGGCAGGAAGTCGTGGGTTTTCGACATACAATTACCCTACAACCTTATTCTACGGCGCGATTGGAAGCTTAAGTGTCAGTGGCGTGACGACAACTGGGGGATACTTATGGATCGGGTCAGTCCAAATAAGTGATGGAAAAGGACAGTTCGTTACGTATCCCGATATAACAACTCCTCCAGCATACTACCGTGTCCAACAACCGTTTATTCTTGCCGGAATGGTCGTGAATTGTCTGACTGCACCAGGAACGGGACATTCTACGACAGTCCTTGTTCGCCGAACTCCTGTTGGACAAACTATTGGTGATACAGTGTTCACGCTAACACTATCAAACAGTGAAATAATCCAGTCGTTCTATAATGCCTCACTAACATTCGGAGCTGGAGATTACATTCATGTTTTTGTGACATATGATGCATCAGCAAACACTACGGCCGACTTAAGTGTTCAGTTAGATTGTTTCTAAGTCTTCATTAGAAGTAAGGTATGGCGTTGTCGTACGAGTACGTCAAGATAGGTGACGGTACGACCAAATGGTCGGACTTGCCGTACGTTGCAGGTCTTAAAGGCGACCAAGGTTTACAAGGTATTCAAGGCGCTACAGGTCCTACCGGTGCAGCCGGCCAGAATGGAACTTCGGGAGGTTTAACTGTTTTTCTGGATTTAGCGTCAAGTACATCTACGATTCCAGGTTCCGGATCAATTGTAGTGACTCCAAATACTGGAACTCAAATTCTTGAGACGGTTACTGGTCCACTTAGCCAAGTATTACTAGCCACCTTCACAAGCTCAAATACACTGTTTACCTCACTGATTATTCCGGCTGGATTATGGGATTTGAATTTGTACGCGTATTGCACAAATACCACCTTAGCGGCAAACTTTTTCTATAAGGTATTTGAATACAATTCAGCCGGCACAGCTTTAATTGGAACAATTGCTTCAGGAACGTCGGCTTCATCTACCCAAGTCTTAAATAATGGAAGTCCGCAAATTAATACCTACACCCTTGCGGTTTCCAATTACACTTTAGCTAGTACGTCCAGCACTTTGCGTATCGAGATTTGGGGAACAGTCGCGACATCGAACACGATGTACTTTGCGTTCCGTGATTCTACCCTCACACACGTTCACACCACTCTCGCAGCCACACCGGGCGTGACCGGCGCCCAAGGTCCTACTGGTCCTACAGGATATACTGGTTACACTGGCTTTACAGGATACACTGGTTATACTGGCTTTACAGGATACACTGGTTATACTGGCTATACCGGCTTTACAGGGTACACTGGTTACACTGGCTTTACCGGGTACACTGGCTATACTGGAGTTACAGGATACACGGGGTACACCGGGTACACTGGCTACACTGGTTTTACAGGATACACTGGGTACACTGGTTTTACAGGATACACTGGGTACACTGGAGTTACAGGATACACGGGGTACACCGGGTACACGGGAGTAACAGGTTACACTGGATACACTGGCTTTACAGGATACACTGGCTACACTGGCTTTACAGGATACACGGGGTACACGGGAGTAACAGGTTACACTGGCTACACTGGCTTTACAGGATACACGGGAGTAACAGGTTACACTGGTTACACAGGAGTTACAGGGTACACTGGTTACACTGGCTTTACAGGATACACGGGGTACACAGGAGTTACAGGGTACACTGGCTACACTGGCTTTACAGGATACACGGGGTACACGGGAGTAACAGGATACACTGGCTACACTGGCTTTACAGGATACACGGGAGTAACAGGGTACACGGGGTACACTGGCTTTACAGGATACACGGGGTACACTGGAGTTACAGGATACACTGGCTACACTGGTTATACTGGCTATACAGGAGTAACAGGTTACACTGGCTACACTGGTTTTACAGGATACACCGGGTACACTGGAGTTACAGGATACACGGGGTACACCGGGTACACTGGCTACACTGGTTTTACAGGATACACTGGGTACACTGGTTTTACAGGATACACTGGGTACACTGGAGTTACAGGATACACGGGGTACACCGGGTACACGGGAGTAACAGGTTACACTGGATACACTGGCTTTACAGGATACACTGGCTACACTGGCTTTACAGGATACACGGGGTACACGGGAGTAACAGGTTACACTGGCTACACTGGCTTTACAGGATACACGGGAGTAACAGGTTACACTGGTTACACAGGAGTTACAGGGTACACTGGCTACACTGGCTTTACAGGATACACTGGTTACACAGGAGTTACAGGATACACGGGGTACACTGGCTTTACAGGATACACGGGGTACACGGGAGTTACAGGATACACTGGCTACACTGGCTTTACAGGATACACGGGATACACGGGAGTAACAGGGTACACTGGCTACACTGGAGTTACGGGATACACTGGCTACACTGGAGTAACAGGTTACACTGGCTACACTGGCTTTACAGGATACACGGGTTACACGGGAGTAACAGGTTACACTGGCTACACTGGCTTTACAGGATACACGGGATACACGGGAGTTACGGGATACACTGGCTACACTGGTTTTACAGGATACACGGGATACACGGGAGTTACGGGATACACTGGCTACACTGGTTTTACAGGATACACGGGATACACGGGAGTTACGGGATACACTGGTTACACTGGCTTTACCGGGTACACAGGCTATACTGGAGTTACGGGATACACTGGCTACACTGGTTTTACAGGATACACAGGTTACACGGGAGTTACGGGATACACTGGCTACACTGGCTTTACCGGGTACACAGGCTATACTGGAGTTACGGGATACACTGGCTACACTGGTTTTACAGGATACACAGGTTACACGGGAGTTACGGGATACACTGGTTACACTGGCTTTACCGGGTACACAGGCTATACTGGAGTTACGGGATACACTGGCTACACTGGCTTTACAGGATACACAGGGTACACTGGAGTTACGGGGTACACTGGCTACACTGGCTTTACAGGATACACGGGATACACTGGTTTTACAGGATATACTGGATACACTGGAGTAACAGGGTACACAGGTTACACTGGTTTTACAGGTTATACTGGTTACACGGGACTTGGCTACCAGGGTTTTACCAGCAATACCTCCATCACGATAGGAACAGGTAGTAAAGGTCCTTTCACCACAAACTTTTCTTCTTCGCAAATTGCGTTTGCTGTAGGTCAACGTGTTCGTATAGCAAGCAGCGCAACTCCAGCAAACTATATGGAGGGTGTAATAACTGCTTTTACTACCAACACTACACTTACTGTTCTAGTTGATGCTATAGGCGGAAGTGGAACTATTGCTTCATGGAATATTGTAGAAGCGGGAGCTGTAGGAGCTACAGGATACACTGGGTTTACCGGATACACTGGCTACACTGGCTTTACTGGATACACTGGCTATACAGGAGTAACGGGGTACACTGGGTATACTGGCTTTACAGGATACACAGGATACACTGGCTTTACTGGATACACAGGCTATACAGGAGTAACCGGATACACTGGCTACACTGGCTTTACAGGATACACGGGATACACGGGAGTTACGGGATACACTGGTTACACTGGCTTTACAGGATACACGGGAGCTCCTGGAGCTACAGGACCTGGAATATCATATGCTGGAACAAATGGAGCAGTGATGTTTTATGGCGGTTCAGGAGTTGGGATTACAGGAAGTGCTATAACTTACACTGCATCTACCGGTATAACCAAGTTTGCAGGAGATATTGATATGAACTTAAATAATATCAATAACTTGGGGAAAGACGGGTTTTCGTTCAATTTACCTGGAACACCTGTATTAACATTATCTCCTTCAGCTAGCGCTTCAGGAACTGCAAGTGTTTCGGGAACACCATATACTTACTACGTTTGTACTGCAGATACAACTATAACACCAACTATTGGAGTTACAGGTATTATATATTTTGCTGTAGGCGGTGGAGGCGGTGGTGGATATAATGTAGGTGGTGGTGGTGGAGCAGGAGGTTTACAAACAAACGATCCATCTTTAAGTGGAATAGTAAGTAATCTATCGTTTCCAAACGGTACAACTCCAATATCTTTGGCCTCGTCTACGACGTATACTGTGAGAATAGGGTCTGGAGGTGCTGGAGGATCAGCTGCGGGTTTTGGTGGTAGAGGTGGAAATACAACATTTTCTGTAAACGGAGGATCTACACTTGTAACCGCAGTGGGTGGTGGAGGAGGTTCATCTATTAATAATAATGGTGCTACTGGCGGATGTGGTGGTGGTGCAGGATGGAATTCTTCATCCGGCGGTGTTGCTAGTGCTGGATACAATGGCGGTTCCGCAAATAATAGTACGCCTTTTTTAACTGGAGGTGGTGGAGGTATTGGAGGTGTGGGAGGAAATGGTAGTTCGAGTTCGGGTGCTGGAGGTAATGCGATTCAGTATACTGTAAGTGGAACATTATTAGGAACGTATGGTGGTGGTGGCGGCGGCGGAAATAAAGGTGACGGCGGTGGTGTGGGTGCCGGAGGTAGTGCAAATGGAGTAACGGTAGGTGGACTAGGTGGTAATGGAACTATTGGTGGAGCCAATGCTACGTTGAATACGGGTTCTGGTGGAGGTGGTGGAGGAGCAAACGCAACTAATTCTCTTGGTGGTAATGGTTCAGCCGGTGTATTTATTATTGGTATTCCGACCGTTCAATCAGCAGCTACTGCCGTAACTCAATTAGGATCAATCGCTATCGACAGTGTTAGTAATAACTTAGTAATTTCAGTAAACAAAGGTCTAGGTATTACAGGTATAACAGGTCCTACAGGGTCAGCAAATACTTTAACATACAACAGTTCAAGTGGAGTTGTGAGTTACAGTAATAATTTCACGACTCAGTCTGCTTTCGGCGCAACATCGGGAACAATAGTCACTGCCAATAATCTGCAGTTTAAGTTTAATTCAAGTCCTGGATCCGTTTGGCCACAAGTAAGAGGTAATTCGGCAACTCCAACTATAAATTGGTCAGGAACTGCTAGTATAAATTCGTTGGGATCTACTGCACTTGCATTTTCAAATGGTGGTACTGTTCTAAGTAGTAGTACGTGGACGAACTTTTTTTCATCAAATAATATGAGTTCAGGTGGAGATAGTGCGATTATTAATATTCAAGACCAAACTAATTCGTTCGCTTATCGTGCAACGTGTATAAGAGGCACAGCATCCGATGCTAGTGGCGGATCAGGGTCTATTATTGTGGAAAGGTTATTGTAGTAACTTCAAGCCTTGCAAGCGTGTAAGTTTATGATATTTCCGGTAATGGTGTACGAAAATTCAATACCTAAAAACTTTGACTGGAACGCGATAGTAAGGGGTGCAATATATGTTCCGGTGAGGTAAAAGATATACTCTTGCATATCCCGTACTTTACCATCAGAGCATGGTGACGGATGAATTAGAGCAACTGATAAAACCTGGTAATCAACTGGAAATCCAGCCGAGGCCCATTGAATGAGGTTCTGCTGAATCCCCGATGTACTAGGGTTAATAATGTATATCATAGATGCCTTGTCTTTTTCTTCAGATTCACGAGTTGTGTCATGATACTGAACTAGATCGTCCAAAGTCATAATGTAAGTGGGACCAGTATCACCCATTTTACAATAAACGGATAAGAAAACTACTCAGCTTTACTTGACTTTTCAATCAAAGCTGATTTTATTTCATCGTGTTATGTTGCTGTAGTCGGTAGTATTACGCCTTGCGAGAAAAAAGGGAAGGGCAGCACTTCCTGACTTCAGCTAGAGCAACTGCCTCAATCTTCCCAACCTCGGCGAGAGCAGCCTTCTTCACTTCAGCCTTCACTAAATCTACAGCCTTAATCACATGAGGCAGGGCATCATTGACCCAGTCCATTGCGGCAGTACGAACCGAGAGCGGCAAATCAGCCGCACGGATTTCAGACTTTACTAGCTCAGCCACCTTCTTGATTTTATCATCTACCGCCAACTCACCCTCCATCTCAACTTCTGCAATTTTTCCGAGCGCAAGTTTTAGAACAGACGTTAGGTCCGAGAAATCTACAGTAGAGGGCGCGGGTGCAGGTGCAGGCGCAGGTTCTACTACACCTGTAGCAGAAGCAGGTACTACGGGATCTGACATTTTGTTACTACTCGGTAAATATTCTGTAAATCCGAACTAGAGACCAAAAATCGTGTAAATACAAAATGCGTTGGAGCATCTTCAATTTTTTTGTAGGGTTGGTAGGAGCTACCTACTGCTGGGATTCTAACCCACCAGCATCAGCTATGGGCGTCCTTCCTCCATGTTACTTAGGATCTATTTCATACCCAACAACTGGAGTTAATCAGCAGTATTCTTACCATTTTAATACGTCTACAACGGCACCATGGCTGGTAGGGTTTACATTTCGTCAAGATCCTGGTTTCTGGACGTTCACGAACCCTACTTTGACAAAGGCTATTCCTTACTCATCTACCCAAATTTTACAGAATGCTAATTTGCAAACTGGCGGAACCGTGGTTGTGAACGGTAATTCTGTAAGCGTTCCTACAAATTTTCAGGTATGGTATCAAGCCGGCCAGCCTCCTCCGGCTGCAGGAACTTGGTCTACTGGACAATGGTATGATGGAGCCGTAGGAACGTTTGATGGAATATACCAACCTTTCAATGCTACGGGAAATGTTACATATTCACTGACCTTTTTTGTGAGTGGTACAAACCCATCTGATGGAAATGCAATTCAGTTGGGAGTTTATGCTCTACCATGTTCTGATCCAACAGCTCCTCTAGAATTGTGTATTCCACCTGCGTCCATAGGATTTGATGTAGCTACACTACCTGCTTCAGGAACATCTACATCATCGTCAGTCCAGTCCGTATCACCTTCAACATCGTCTTCGTCACCTTCCGTCTCCATATCTGCTAGCATGTTCATGACTGCATCTTCAATTGCGACAACATCTGGATCAGGATCTTCAACTTTAAGCCAGAGCCAAAGCCTTTCTCTTTCAGCCACATTGGCTTCTACTCCGTCAATAAGCGCTACAGCGTCCGCTTCGCCTTCTCTAACTACTGCAAATACTGCTTCCATAACTGGATCTCTATCTGGGTCATTTTCTTCATCAGTATCTTCATCAGTATCTTCATCAGTATCTTCATCAGTATCTTCATCAGTATCTTCTTCCATCTCTCCTACTTGGTCCCAGTCAATATCTTCATCCATCTCCTATTCTTCTTCCACGAGTCAAAGTGTAACTTTTTCCGTTTTACCAACTGGAACCGGAACTGGAACTACGACTCTAACCGGAACTGGAACTACGACTCTAACAGGAACAGGAACTGGAACTGGAACTGGAAGTGGAACTACGACTCTAACTGGAACTGGAACTGGATCTTGGTCTCCTAATGCAACACTGTCTACAAGTATTTCTTGGTCAGGAACAATGGCTTTCAGTTTGACTGGGACAAATACGTCTACTCCATCGGTATCGTGGTTTTCTATTTCAGCTTCAGCAAGTCCGACGTTTTTTTCGGTAACTTCAACTCCTCTTTTTATGTTCACACCGTTTCCAACTACAACGTCATCGCCAACTACATCAGCTAACTTAACTGCAGCAGGACTCGCTGCAGCTGCTGCGTCAAGTAATACCGGCACCATTCTCGGCGGTGTTGCCGTAGGAATGGTGGGTATTTTAGGAGGAATTATGCTCTTGATGAATGCTCCGACCAAAACTATTAATACGTTCTTAGTCAATATCGTAAACCGCGCCCCGATTCCTGATTCCATGAAAGCTGCGATTGGCGACGATCCGCTTGGTAAACTCAAATCAGTACGTTCAATGGTATCTGATCCTAAATCAGTAATTGATGAGCTACCACTTCCAGATAGTGTAAAGGAAATGGCAGATAGTGTATTGCCGAATAGTGCAAACGATATTGATAAGGTAAAATCTAAAGTTACATTTGCACCTGAATCTACCGCCGACAGCGTAATTGTTCCGGTAGTTGCCGCAGCAGTAGTGGCTACAGTAGTAGCTAAGACCGAATCTACTCCCAAACCAGCGCCAGCACCAGCTCCTGCTCCTGCTCCACCTCCAACTCCAAAGCCAGCTCCGACAAAACCACCTGGAATCGCAGATAAACCTAAACCAGCTAACACGGCAACTCCTGCTCAGCAGAAGCAGAATGACGACAAGAATAAGAAAGCTAAAATTGAACTGAATGCGGCAGATTTAGCGAATGTTCAGGCTTTTTTGAAGCAGAAGGGAACTGAACATAAAGTTATTCAGTAGTTTGAGATTTCGGGCACGAAGAACATCCGGGCTTGGGATCGGCGACTTTAATCTGAGATGAAATTGAGTAAGCGTAAAGTCCAACCACTAGTAGAGCACCCAGACCCATCAGGATAGTCGTCCAAGAGATCGTGAACATTTATTATTTACACCTACCGGAATCTATAATTTTAAACCGAATGAACAATCATCTCCTCGATAACTTTTATGTTGTCGCGGTGATGACGAACCCTGAGCGTTACAAGAAGCGCCCACAGCTATTTCGTGAGTTTCAGGCACGAATGGCGAAGTACGGTGCAAAACTGTATGTCGTAGAGGGTGCATATGGCGACCGCGAGTTCGAGGTGACTGAGGCGGAGAACCCTCGTCATATCCAGGTACGTACGGACTCCGAGCTATGGCATAAGGAGAATCTCATCAATATCGGTATTTCTCGTCTGCCTCCTAACTGGGAGTATGTTGCCTGGCTAGACGGCGACATTGATTTCGTGCGGCCTGACTGGATGGAGGAGACTGTTCACGAGCTCCAGCATCACCCGGTCGTTCAGTTGTTTGAGGATGCAGTAGATCTAGGCCCTAACCACGAGATTCTGACGACTGCCAAGGGGTTTGCTTTCTGTTACAAGAATGGTGAGCCTTACGGCAAGATGGTATCCAAGTCTGCAGAGCATGAGGGTTGCGAACTACCGTCGGAGTACTATGAGGCAGAGTACGGTAACGGTATTTACTGGCATCCTGGGTATGCTTGGGCTGCGACGCGCGAGGCTGTGAATACGATGGGTGGTCTGTTTGATTACGGTATTCTGGGTGCGGGCGATCATCATATGGCCTGTGCTCTCATTGGCGAGGCTCAGCGCTCAATCCCCAAGGGCGTACACCCACATTACCGTCAGCTCGTCCTGAACTGGCAGGAACGTGCACTGCGTCTCCACAAGAACATTGGCTATGTCAAGGGCACGATCTATCACTTCTGGCACGGAAAGAAGCGCGATCGCAAGTACCGTGACCGCTGGGCAATTATGATCGATAATGAGATTGATGTTCTGGCGCATGTCCACAAGGACTGGCAGGGACTTTGGACACTGTATCCTGGCCACGATGAGTTCCGCGACGATCTGCGCAACTATTTCCAGTCCCGCAATGAAGATTCAATTGATAAGGTATGAGTGAGTTAGAATTGCCCAAATAAACTCGGAGTAAAAAGTGGTTCTTTAGCTCACTCGGTAGAGCATCTGGCTGTTAGGTATGCCGTTGGCACCGGAAGGTAGTAGGTTCGATCCCTACAAGAACCGTTTTAAGGAACGTAATAGACTAAAGAATAATGGAATACGAATCAGATCGCGCACTCAATGACTCAAAACTAGAAGAGGCTAAACGCAAAGCCCTTTCTGATTTTGATACTTATTTCAACCTGAAAGGCGATGAGCCAGACACAAGTGGAGTTGAAAAGACATACCAATCTCGGATTGATGGTGTTCCAGTAGATGAGGCTCAGGGATTCTGGATCAATGGTGGCAAGACTGGTTCAAAGAAAGATGAACCGCTTCCAAAACCTGAAACGTTTGATCATGATCTACCGTCTCTCCTAAAAGACGGACCAACTACACTTCCTAAAGGCGATTGGGCAGAGACAAAATTGACACCTGCTGAAATTGAAGATCGTATGAAGGTTCGTGAGAACGTAGTTCCCGAAGGTGTATCTGGCTTACGTGTAACTGACTAATACAATACAGTATGGGTATTCCTTTTTATTTTGCAAGTTTGATTAAGTCCCATCGTGGTATAACCGACAGCGTAAAACGTGGACTTCCACTCGAAGTTGACGTTTTAGGTGTAGATTTCAATTGCCTGATTCATCGGTATTTGAAGGAAGAGAGACCTGTGGAATCAGTAGTGGAAGCATTCGCGTACCTCTTGGAACATGTATGTCGCGCCAAGAAAGTCTTGATTGCTCTGGACGGTCTTGTTCCTTACGCAAAAATTGTTCAGCAGAGGTATCGCCGTATGCGTATCAAAGAAGAGTCTGTATTTGACCGTAATATGATTTCACCAGACACGCCATACATGCGCGAACTCGAAACTGCACTTCTAGCAAAATTTCCGTATGCTGAAATCAGCAGGACAACTTCGCCAGGTGAAGGTGAACATAAACTGATTGTGGACATGAAGAAGATTCCGGTTGAACAGAGACGGTCGGTATGTATTTACGGTTTGGACGCTGACCTTATCCTGATTTGTCTCCAAAACAAGGAGCTCAGTGATCGCGGAAGGATGCATCTCCTGCGTGAGAGCGCAGAGTTTGATGATCCGAAACTGAAGTCTGCAGAGTTTGCTACTATGAATATCTGGGAACTTTCTACCCAACTTCCAATTCCTACTGAACAATATATGGCTCTGTCTATGATGTGTTTCGGTAACGATTTTATGCCGAATCTGGGGATGTTTTCATTGCGTGAAGACGGGTACAATCGCGCCCTTCATTTTTACCAAGATTGTGGACAACCAAACCTTCTTACGCCAGAAGGCCGACATGCTTTCTTGACCTATTCTGCATCTCGTGAAATGGGGGTTTTGCGTGAACGTATTTCGCTGCGTAAACGTCCGGAAGAAAAGGCGGTATTGGGAAAAGACCAAACTCAGTTTTCACGAAAGTATGGTCTACATATTTTGGACGGTGTTGAGGATATGAAACCTGTCGTAGAAGCCTACTGGAAAACGTTTCATTGGTCGTGGCATTATTTCACTCAAAGTTCTCCAATCAATTGGGGATGGGTATATCCTTATGCGGATGCACCTCTCGTATCAGATATTGTGAAATACGCTGAAACGGGAGTTGTAAAAGGTAAATTGAATTTCACAATCGCAGACCAACTTCATTTTATTATGCCCCGTTCTTCCCTGAAGAAAACTAAGAGGCGCGTAAAGTTTGAAGATGAATTGCACGATGAGAAAACACGTAATCCATGGATGAAACGACACGATTGGGAAATGAAGCCAAGGATTTCGTTGCCTTGGAATCCTAACGACCAATTAACGAAAATTTGCCGCCTCGCATCTTAAATCCTACCGAAATTGGAGCGCCAGTTGCTGGTGATACTCCGGGTATTGGAAGACCAGTTGACCCTCTAGTTGGAATAATTGGTTGAAGAACATCGGCTTCGGGAAACGACAAGTCTCCAAATCCAGTTTCACGCAAACACCAGTATTCGGCATTAATCTTCATCATTTCACGAACTGACCGAGACATAATGAATCCGTCGGCCGTAGGTTCACGTGCCCAGTTTCGTTGAAGATAGTTATGGTACTGGGCACGATACGTTGCTGGGTCAGTTACACGGGCAGCATACCTTAGAGCAGTTACACATTCAGATACCGACGGTAAACGATGTTTATCCAAGCGCATATTCACAGTATTGTGTGCGCGACACACAAACAAAAAAAGGTCTGCGCGACTATCTGCCCACCGTGGAAAGCGGACAACATAGGAATTGTACATGCTCCCAAAATGTCCCTTGCAGGTTGGACACGTTATTGTCTCAATAAAAAGACTAAGGTATCTTTTCAGAATAAGTTTGTCCGATTCAGACGGTTGTTCGGGATAGTTTGCGGATATAGAGTGTAAAGTCATCCACCCGAGCGGTCCCCAGATGCTCGTCATTAATTATTCAGAGGAAATGAAACCAGCCAACATTGCGCCACGCAACATTTCCCGCTTGATTTTTGAAGGCGTAGATTCATTCTTCAGTAAATTATGTTTTTTCACTAGTTCGTCGACCTGTTTATCCGTCATTTTCGATACGCGTCGCTTAATTGTTTTCCTGCGTTTCGTCTCTCCACGCTCCGTGTACAGACGAATCGTGTGACGGCGCATAGATTTCTTGAATGCTGGTGGTTTTGCAGGGTCAGCTACTGGTCTGACTTTAAATGTCTTTTTAAGAACCCCGCGTGGAAAGGTGCGCATACTCTTGTGTTTTTTAGGTTTCGAGCCTCCTTCTGTTGGAGGGGCTGGAGCAGGTGCAGATACGGATACACTCGGGGCAGTGTGGTCCACCTTGACTACTTTGTACTCCGGTTTTGGCTGAGTCATTCCTTCCTCTTATTAGAAAACGAATAAATAGATTTAAGGGGACGGCAATTCATAGAATCAGCATGGAGTGGGACGCGATTAAGACGTATTTTAAGAATGGTGTCCCACGACTTGTAGAGCATCAGGTGGAATCATTTGAGGACTTTGTACGTAATAAAATTCCACTCATTGTATGCTCAACTGCACCCATCGTGGTGTGGCACGAGCAAGATGAAGCTACCAAGAAGTATAAGTACGAATTCCGTCTTTCGTTCGAGAACATTTCGTATACGAAGCCACGTATCCAAGAGGCTACTGGTCGTATCAAGCCGATGTTTCCTCAAGATGCACGCACCCGAAACTTCACCTATGCTGCTCAGATGTTTTCTGATATCAGGTTCACTGTCCGGTCATACAAGGCCCCAACATACTTGGAATTCGAAGAGGAAGTGAAGGTGTTTGAGGGTGTATCCCTAGGCAAAGTTCCAGTCATGTTGGGCTCATCTCTCTGCATCATGAATGATTACCCTCTTTCCAAAGAGGAAATTGGGGAATGTCCGTATGACCCATTCGGATACTTTCTCATTCACGGCTCTGAACGAACGATTTTGAGCCAGGAAAAGGTCGCAGACAACCAAATCATGATTTTCTGGAATAAGAAGACCGCATCCAAGTACACGTATTCTGCTGAGATGAAATCACTTCATGAATCATTCACGACTCCTCCAAAGAAGTTGGAAGTTCGTATTTCTGCGAAGTTTAATGGATTCGGATACCCTCTCACAATGTGTGTTCCGCGTTTCCGCGAGGATATTCCTATGTGCGTGATGTTCCGAGCATTCGGTGTAGAAAGCGACAAGCAAATCGCAGACCTTATTTGGGGAACGGAAGCAGATGACCGTCAGATTGGAATGCTGTCTGCTTCGTTTCGCGAATGTGTAGATGTAAAGGTATTTACCCGCGAAGATGCGGTAGAATATCTGACTCACCATCTTCAGTATGGAACGACGCAGGAAGATAAGAAGGCATACGTTCGGTCTTTGTTAGAAACTGAGTACTTGCCGCACGTCCGGTTCGGTGGAGACAAGTCTTCTCGCGAAGTTCTGGAAGCTCGTAAAATCGTGCTCACAAGCTGGATCGTGCGTAAACTTCTCCTAACGGAAATGGGTGTACTGAAAATTGACGATCGCGATGCATACCCCAACAAGCGCGTAGTCACTACGGGCGCACTTCTTACACATTTGTTCCGTCAACTGTTTCAGAAGGTATGCAAGGATATCCGCTCTAAGTTCGTTCATGAAGTGAATAATGATACATGGAAGAAGCGCGAAACTCCCAGACCACTCGAAGTGTTGAACATCAATAATCTCTACAAGATTCTGAAGGTTTCGACTATTGAAGGGAAACTGAAACAGGCGTTGGCGACCGGTAATTTCACAGTACAGGGATTGGGTACATCCACAGTATCCACAGCTACGAAGATGGGTGTATCACAGGTTCTGAACCGACTGTCGTATTCTGCTACCCTAAGTCATGTTCGACGTATTCAGACACCAGTTGAAAAGTCCGGAAAACTGCTAGCTCCACGCAAACTTCACGGTACATCTTGGGGCTATGTGTGCCCAGTGGAAACTCCGGAAGGTCATTCTGTAGGCATTGTGAAGTCTATGTCTATGCTCACATCAATTACGCAACACAGTCCATCGGCTATTGTTCTAACGTTTCTGAAGGACCAACCAGGAATTGAATGGGTATCGACAATCAAACATTATGATGGAACTATGATTATCTTGAACGGTGTTGTTATGGGATATACGAAAACTCCATCTGATATTCATACTGCTCTGCGTCGTGGAAAGCAGGGGTTCAAGTTGCATCCACATACCGGAATTTCTTGGAATATTTATCAGCAAATCCTTAATATTGAAACGGACGGTGGTCGATTTGTGCGCCCACTGTTTCGTGTAGAAAATGGTGCGATTCTTCCGCGACCCGAGAAGTCTGAAGAATGGACCGATTGGGTTCGAGCATGTATTGAGTACATTGACCCCGCAGAAACCGAAGTGATTAAAATCGCAATGGTTCCGGGCGAAATTGGAGCTACGCATACACACTGTGAAATTCACCCGACACTTGTTCTTGGACACATGGCGTCTAGTATCCCGTTCTCTGACCACAATCAGTCACCACGTAACACTTATCAGTCAGCAATGGGAAAGCAAGCCATGGGTATCTTTGCTCGCAACTATGCGAAGAGACTTGATAAGAATGGGTATATTCTCTGTTCACCTATGCGCCCATTCGTTGAGACTCGCATGATGAACATTCTGAATACGCACGAAATGCCCAGCGGAGATAATGTGATTGTAGCTATTGGAATTTACGGTGGATATAACCAGGAAGATTCTGTTATCTTGAATCGTGCATCTATTGATCGCGGTATGTTTCGCACACTGTACTACACGATTTACAAGGACGAAGAGCATCGTAACGTATCTTCGGGCAAAGAAGAGAAGTTTGCAAAACCAAGGCGCGAAAACACGCGGGGGTTCAAGACGAGCGCATACCATGCTATCCAGGACAATGGAGTTCCTGCGATGAATTCGTACATCAAAGAGAATGATGTGATTATTGGTAAGGTTGTGAGTTTGAAGAATGATGCGAACGGTTATGCGTTTCGTGACGCATCAACTATTCATCGTAATTCCGAAACGTGTCGCGTAGACGGTGTTTGGAACGAGAAGAATTCAGACGGGTATCCATTTGTGAAAGTCCGTGTAGTTTCAGAACGCATTCCGGAAATTGGCGACAAGGTAAGTTCTCGTCACGGCCAAAAGGGAACGTGCGGTATCATTCTCAACGAAGAAGATATGCCGTATACTGCTTCCGGTCTGCGCCCCGATATTATTATGAACCCCCATGCCGTTCCTTCGCGAATGACTATTGCACAACTTATGGAAACCATGTACGGTAAGATATGTGCCGAGAAAGGTACGCTTGGCGACGGAACACCTTATTCTCATTTGAAGATTGGAGATTTGCGTGAACAATTGCTTGAGTTGGGAATGCATCCTTACGGCAATGAAATCATGTACAATGGCCAGACTGGTGAAATGATGGAGACTGAACTATTTATTGGACCTACATTCTACCAACGTCTCAAGCACATGGTGATTGATAAGAAACATTCGCGGTCGCGTGGCCCGATTGTGTCTCTCACTCGACAGCCATGCGAAGGCCGATCTCGCGATGGTGGCTTGCGTGTTGGGGAAATGGAGCGTGATTGTATGCTGTCTCATGGTGTAGCTGTCTTTACGAAGGAACGTTTGATGGATGTTTCGGATCCTTTCCGTACCGGATTCTGCAAGACGTGTGGAACTTTGGCCGTTGTGAATCCTGATGAGAACGTGTATCATTGCGGTAACTGTGGACTCAAAACTCACTTTGAAATGAAGACAATCCCGTATGCGGTAAAGCTATGGTCACAGGAACTTGAGGCTATGCATATTGTACCGCGAATGGTGTTTGAATAATTAGTTTTAACAGTTATTTCTAATAGTAACTAATGTTTGAGTTTATCGAAAAGGTTGTTTATATTAATTTAGATCATCGCGTTGATCGCCTACAAAGTATTCAGGAACAACTTAAAGTTTTTCCATTAGAGAAAGTTCTGAGATTTGCGGCAATTAAAGACGAAAACGGAGCTATTGGATGTTCAAAAAGCCATGTCGCAGTATTGGAAATGGCTATTCGTAACAAATGGAAGAACGTACTTATCCTGGAAGATGATGCTGTTTGGAACAATATGGAACAAGGATATGCTCTTCTTGAAGAACTAGTAAAAAAACCATATGATGTTATTCTTCTGGGGTCAACATGTACAGACTACGATGAGGGAACATATAAATTGAAACGCGGGTTTTGTACATCATCATATCTTGTATCTCAGCAGTATTATGATGTTCTTCTTCATAATTTCAAGGCAGGATTGAGTGGGCTTATAGAAACTAAGTCTCAGGTACAGTATGCTCTTGATAAGTACTGGAATTCTCTGCAACGACAGGATAACTGGTTTTGTATTGTTCCATGTCTCATGGTCCAAATGGAATCGTGGTCGGACATTTCAAATTTAAGTGGAGCAATACTTGGTACACAATGTTAACAGTACGTAAATGTGCTGGACTTGGAAACCAGCTTTTTATGCTTGCGAGTGTAGAAGGTTTTGCTGAACGTTCGGCTAGAGTGTTCTATGTGAACATCACCGATATTTTCGATACAAATCCTCATTCAAGGAATACATATTACGATACTATCCTGAAAAACTGGGCATCTCTTCACCAAAATTTAGTAGAAGATATCGCGTTGGGTGATAACAAGTTTATGCGCCCTATGGACTGGCCACATATTCTTCGTTCACGTCCTGAGCAGAATATCAAATTGTGTGGATATTTTCAACGATGGGAATACGTTCATCCTATCCGCGACAGATTTGTACAACGGTTATCATTCAATGAATCTGTTCTTAAAAAGTATCCCGAAATCTCAAATTGTATATTTGTCCATGTGCGCGGAGGAGATTATATCGGAAGTTCACTTCATCATGTAGATTTGAACAACTACTATAAAAAGTGTTTGGATATTGTACACCCCCAAACACTTATCTTGTTCACGAATGACATTCCGTATGCTATGAACATCATGGAAAGTAGATCATTTATCATTGCTGATGAAAATGAAGAAGATTCGCTGTTTTTAATGTCTAAATGCCGCGGAGGAATTATTGGGAATTCTACATTTGCATGGTGGGGTGCATATCTCAATCCTAATAGGCAAATATTCATGCCGTCAAAGTGGTTTCTTGATCCGGAATTTGATTCTACAGGATACTTTTTCCCTGGCGCAACTGTTGTAGAAGTGTGATGACTAGTTTCTGCGATACAGATAATGTTGGAATACTTCGTTGAGTTTATGGGAACACTTATTGTAGTGTATTCTCTCTTGCTCACTGACCGAAATCCGGCAATCATGGGTCTTATATATTTTGCAGTGTACACGGTAGCTGGGGAAATGTCTGGCGGAACATTCAATCCTTTGGGAGCTGCGGCGTACTACATGATTGGTCGAACCACGTTGAATGAAATGTTGATGAATATCGCAGCTCAACTTTTCGCAATGGAAGCTGCTGTGTTATCATTTGTACCGATAAAGGCTTTAATAGGAGACTTCTAGTATATCTAAAATGAGCCTGTATCTGTATGTTATTGACCCTAATCACCGCGAACTTCAGCGTGAACATGTTCGTAATCGTCGCATCACAGATTCCGGCGTAGACCTAGTTTCCCAGAATAAGGTGTTGAATGTTGCACAATGTTCGTGCATTGGAGCTGGATGTGCGAATAATTACTGTCTACCGTGCAATCTCGGTGTTGAAATCAGGACGGGAGTCATCGCAGCAGCTGTAGATGTGTTGGGAAAGCCAGCGCCATACCTGCTTCTTGCTCGCTCCTCAACATCTCTAACTCCCCTGCGCATGTCTAATCAAATTGGACTGGCGGATGCAGGATACCGTGGTGAACTTATTGCTCGGGTAGATTGCCTTGACCCTAATCTCCAAAACTATACGATTACGGAAGGTCGCCGGCTATTCCAGATCGTTCAGCATAATTGGCTGCCGTACGACCAGGTTATTTTGGTAGATTCTCCTGCCGATCTTCCTGCTCCTCCCGACAATCGTGGTGGCGGTGGATTTGGGTCTACAGGCAACTAACCTTTAAAACATAAGCCTCTTTAGCATAGTGGTAGTGCGTTTCTCTTGTAGTCACTGACTAGTGAAGAAAAGGTCATGTGTTCGATTCACATAAGAGGCACATTCGGCATATTAAACAATGTCCCGAATGAGCCACAGGGAAACAGCATCGTGAACGACTGCTCCCCAGTATGCAGAGTAAAGCGAGAAGCCAAAACCAAATATCATCCCTAGAATGAGCACGATAGAGCGCAGAAAAGTGTTGAGAATCGGGTTCGCGGTCGGCCAGAGCAGGACGTTCATTTGTGAAACAAAACGAAATTATAAACGCTAAGAGAGGTCTTGAGGTATAAATAATGGGATATATTTATCGCATCACGAACAATCTCAACGGCAAACAGTACGTTGGGCAAACTTTACATTCAGATATCCATACAAGATGGAATCAACATAAGCGAAAATGTAAAACTATGTTGGGACGATGTCTATTCAATGCTTATGTAAAACACGGGATTGAAAACTTTAAGTTTGAAATAGTGTGTGTATGCTTTGATGAGGCATGTAATGATTTGGAGGAATTCTATATCAAGAAGTTTGGAACACTGAGTCCTAAAGGGTATAATCTGAAGGAAGGTGGAAGAAACTCGCGTCATAATGAAGAAACGAAGAAGCTTATTAGTGAGAAGAAAACAGGAGTTCCAAGTACGATTGTATATACCGATGAAATGAAGAAAGCTCGCTCAGAAAGACAACTCGCTAGTAAAAATCATAACTTTGGTAAATCGGTGTCTAATGAACAGCGAACTGCTATAAGTGAAAAAATGAAACAGATTTGGAAAGAAAAGAAGGAGGCTGGTTTCGTACAAAGTAAGACGGTCATTGATGCCCTACACAAGGGTCGCGCCGAAAAAAGAAAGATTGTTGCTAAGAAACCTAAAGTTATAACAAAAGGAAGAAAACAGCGCGTTGGAAAATACGACGATTATGATACGTTACTTGAAGAATTTGAAAGTATACAGGAAGCTGTACATAACACAGACATATCAAGTAGTCATATTTCTCGCGTGTGTCGTGGAGAAAGAAAACACGCCGGAGGATTCAAATGGAAGTTTCTTGATGTAGACTTGATTAACTTTAAACGAAATATTACAACTGGCGAAAGGTATATAACAAAACAGAAGAATACCTATGTTGTACGAGTTAAACGCGGTATCATTCTCGACTACCGATCTCACCATTCTTCGTTAGAAGATGCTATTATAGCACGAAATGAAGTCATAAACAACTTACCCGAAAACTTACTATGATACCACATACCTAATTATTATTTTGTCGCCCCCTCGTGAAAAGTTCATCCTTAATTTTTTTCTCCGGTTATGGTATAACAATACTATGGGTGGCGGATTGATGCAATTGGTGTCATACGGAGCTCAAGATATTTACATCTCGGGCAACCCCCAGATTACGTTCTGGAAGATTCTGTACAAGCGCCACACGAACTTCGCCGTAGAGTCGATTGAGGTTACCTTCAACGGCCAGGCCGACTTTAACAAGCGCGTAACTGCCGTCATTAACCGCAACGCTGACCTGATGTACAAGACGTACGTCCAGGTTGTGCTCCCGGCTATTGACCTGACGGCCTCGACCGGCACGTTCGGCTCCGCGTCGGCGAGCGGCTTCCGCTGGCTGAACTACATCGGCCACCGCCTGCTGAAGCAGGTTGAGATTGAGATCGGCGGCCAGCGCATTGACCGCCAGTATGGTGACTGGATGCAGATCTGGACGCAGCTGTCGACGGAGGCCGGAAACGTCAAGGTGCTGGACTCGATGATCGGCAACACCCACGACCTCGTACTCGTCAAGCGCACGACCGGCATTGCCCTCGATGCGACGTGCTCTAGCTCTGAGACGACGATCTCTTGCGTGCCGCGCAAGGGCACGCCCGCCAAGACGCTGTACATCCCCCTCCAGTTCTGGTTCTGCCGCAACCCGGGTGTAGCGATTCCCCTGATTGCGCTCCAGTACCACGAGGTGCGCATTAACGTCGACTTCGAGACGTGGCAGAACTGCCAGTACTTCGAGTCGGCTGTTGGTGTCCCGGCTGCCGCGCCTGCGCAGTCCCTGGCCGCTGCCTCGATCTACGTCGACTACGTCTACCTGGACACGGAGGAGCGCCGCCGCTTCGCCCAGCAGTCCCACGAGTACCTCATTGAGCAGGTGCAGTACACGGGTGCTGAGTCCATCACGTCGTCGTCCAACAAGGTCCAGCTGAACTTTAACCACCCCGTCAAGGAGCTCCAGTGGGTCGTCCAGCGCGACTCATTCGTTGACTGCTCGACGTCCCAGTGGCTCGCCTCGGTTGGCGGTGCGCAGCCCTTCAACTACTCCGACGACTTCTCCACGGACGGCATGATTACGTCGCTGCTGTCCCAGGCGTCGAGTGGCTCGGTCGCTGGCCAGGCCTCGAACACGTCCTCGGTGTCTCTGGCCACGTCGGTACTGGGCCAGGCCGCCGGTACCCAGGGTTCTTCGCTCCTCGGCGCGGACTCGTACGACCTCGGTGGAGTTGCGGAGTTCGAGTCGGGTGTTAACTACCTGCTCGCCAAGGTCATCCTCGACTCGGGCGTGCGCTGCGAGGGCAAGAACCCCGTGGAGGTCGCCAAGCTCCAGCTCAACGGCCAGGACCGCTTCACGGAGCGCGAGGGCTCGTACTTCGACAAGGTGCAGCCTTACCAGCACCACTCCCGCTCGCCGTCTACGGGCATTAACGTGTACTCGTTCGCGCTGCGCCCCGAGGAGCACCAGCCGTCCGGAACGTGCAACTTCTCGCGCATCGACAAGGCCACGCTCCAGCTCACGGTGTCGCTCAACACGGTCATCGGTGTCCGCACGGCCCAGGTCCGCGTCTACGCGCTCAACTACAACGTCCTCCGCGTCATGTCCGGCATGGGTGGCCTCGCGTACAGCAACTAAACGTGAACTCAATCTGTACCGTAATACTTGCCGTAAGGGTTTCAAAAACCCACAATTGAGTTTCAATACTGAACTTCAATTATGGTTTAAAAATAATGCAGTGGTGGGAATTGGTTGATAAAATCATTTTTATAAATTTGGATCACCGAACAGATAGATTGGAAAGCATTCAAAGTTTTTTCAACGAAGCTGGAATTCCAGCGGAAAAAGTTGTTCGGTTTTCAGCCATACGTGACATCCCAGGAATTGTTGGTTGTGGAAAGAGTAACCTTGCAGTTATGAGAATGGTGATAGATAATGGATGGGACAATACACTTATACTGGAAGATGATGTGGAATGGTTGAATTACTCAAATGAAACAATACTAGAACATATTCAAAAACCATTTGATGTCTTGATGTTAGGAGGATATTACGATGTTTTGGAAGGAAATCGTGCTATCAGAGCACTTCACGCTTCCTCCTACATAATTAAAAAATATTATGTTCCCAAATTATTAGATAATTTTGAAACTGGATTACAGAAATTGTTATCTAATAAATTCAGTTTATTTGAAAGAAAAAGGAATGAGATGATAAAAAAAGATAATGAAAATCATATAGATGTGTATTGGTGTAACCTACAACAAAAAGATAATTGGAGATGTATAGTTCCTCCAATGGTAATCCAAAGAGAATCGTATAGCGACATTCGGCACAAAATAGTTAAAGACGACTATGTTTTAGACCCCAATGTCCAGTTAATCCAAGATAATAATTAAACAAACAATTGTGGTGTAAAAATAATGTTCTTCACGCTAAAGACTTGGCAGAACAGACTCAAAGATAAAAAAGATTTGATTGTCCAAGCATCTGTAACAGACGGTTCGGATTCATGGACACCTTGGCCGATTGGGATGGGATTTGGGTATGTGAATGTTAAACATTTGGAAACTCAAATCGGTGGACGGGGTCTGTTAGTACTATGTGCCTTGAATGCAGACACTGACCAACGACGACGTCCAGAAACACCGAATCGTAAATCTTTCCTAAAAACTCTGAATGCAAACGGGATTCCAAACAAAAGTCTTGATTCGAAAGAGTACTTTCTCCAACTTCCAAATTACAAATTTGTAGTTTCGCCGGAAGGAAATGGTGTGGACTGTCACAGACATTACGAAGCTCTGGTCGCTGGATGTATTCCCATTATGGAAGATAGTCTACTTGCTAGACAAAAATACGGACGATTACCTGTGTTGTGGACGCAGGATTACTCGGAAATAACGTCGGAGTATCTGGAGACTGTATATGAAAAAATGCAGGGGCAAGTATACGATTTTTCGACGCTTTTTCTATCTTCTTATTCGCGTCCAGTTCGCCGAGAAATCCAAGAAAATTCGGATTTTTGGATGTTACGATTAACGGGCAATCGATGGTACAATAATCGTATGTATATACAAAATGGTCGATTCCACTTCATCTAATGCCGGTCGCCGCAAGACTCAGCGGATAGGAAGCCGCGCAAAGGTCATGCACGGAACTGCAGAAAAGACCTCGGGTGGTCTTACGAAAGATTGTTTAATGTACAACAAGGCTGGCCGTATTGTATCGAAGAAATGCAGCGCCACAGCTAAAAAGCGGTTCGGGTAAATTTATATATTCTTAAAACAATGAAGTTCAAGGCCTGGTATGGAGCATTAGCTATTATTGTGCTTATTCTTCTGTGGACTCTTTTCGGAAAGACGCGCGAAGGTTTGGATACTCCTACTCCTGGACCAGTAACGCCGATGGTATCAACCGAAGTCATTCCTCCCGGTCCTACTGCACCTTCCGTTCCCACAGATCTTTCTGGAAACATGAATCGTTCTTCACCTCCTATTTCGTCCGTGCCCGTTAATCGCGGTCCTAAAGGATATCTTATGGATACTCGTCCGATTCCTGGCCCGCTACCAAAAGTAGTTCAAGCACCAGTACCGGCAACTCCGGATCAAGCAATGGGACGTCCATTCAATTTGACGTGCACTGCTTCCCCTGTTCCGTCTTTGAATAATGCGATGTAGCATTTAAAAGGTAAAAATGTATAAACAACGGCCTATTCGTATAGTTGGTTAGTACACGAGACTCTGAATCTCGTAACCCTGGTTCGAATCCAGGATGGGCCATAAGCATTTTAAACGCAGCAACTTAATTATGAGAAATGCCGGAGTTCATTGTAGAAGCGAAGACCGTCCAAACTGGCGCTGTTCGCACGCTTACGGAAGCTCTAAAATGTATTCTTGTTGAGATGTCTCTTATTTTTGACTCTGAAGGTATTCGGATGGTTGCGATGGACAATACTCGCACGGTTCTAGTTCACCTTCGTCTGTACGCCGAAAAGTTCGAGAAGTTTGTTTACAACCATCCCCAAAGCAAGTTTGTGATCGGTATTAATTCTGATCACCTTCATCGTATTGTTCGTACCGCTACGAACGACGATACTATTACGTTTTACGTAGACCAAGCAGACCCGAATACTTTGGGTATTCTGCTTGAGGACGGAGAGAAGAAGCAGGTTACGCGGTACAAGCTCAATCTGCTAGACCGTGATGAGCCAGATATCCAGCTTCCTGAAACTGAGTTTTCGGCTCATATTACGATGCCTTCTCTAGATTTCCAGAAAATTTGCCGAGATATGACGTTGCTTGGCGCAAAAACGGTTGAAATCAAGAATGTTGGGTCATCACTAACGTTTGGATGCAAGGGTCACTTTGCGTCTCGTACAACTGTTATGGGTGATTCGGAGAATGAGTTCAGTATTCAGAAGAAGGAAAATTCTGAGATTGTAACCGGTAACTTTTCACTTCCACATCTAGTTCTTTTCACGAAGTGCACGAATTTGTGCAACAATCTGGAAATTCATATGAAGAATGACTGGTTTCTAATGATTCGTTATGTTGTCGCCAATTTGGGAGATACTAAACTCTGCCTGATGCCTTGCTCTACGTAAATACCCGAGACAAATCCAAACAATCCTTCCAAAATATCTATCAACACGTTGGTCTCATACGGGTCAAAGAGTTGGTAGTCTATAAAAGAGTAAAGAGAAGAACTGAAAAACGCCCCGATAAACCCGAATACGAAATGCCAGAATGAATTCCAGCCGTCCGTGAACAAGGCACGCATTACAAAATTACACCATAATACTCATAAATAAATACCGACATTTGTCTCAGTAACCCCATAGCTAATCCCACCAATGCACCAGTTTCAAAGACTACGAGATAATCAACAAGAATTTCTCCATCAATACCTGTTGTGTCTTTGAACATTCGGAAATAAGGAGAACTACCTTTTGTGAAATTCTTCTCTGCAACAACAATTATACATACTCGTAAGCAGACATGTTGTAGCCATACTAAAAAGACTAGTCCGAACGCCAAACATTGAAACCAAAAAGCGGGGTATATAGAATGTGAAATAACAACCATAACGGGAATAGTGATACCTATCACAATATGGATAACTCCCAAAATATAGCCCAAGACTTCACCATCGGTAGTCAGCCAGCCATACAAAAATCGTACTGTTTTTCGGATATACGATTCCGTGAATTTTATGATATTTATGTCCATTATTACTACTTCGGTCTTGCTTTATGAGGAGTATACGTGACGTCTTCACCGATTTTAAAATTCTCAATTCCTGGATTGAGATATGAGCTGTCGGATACCGTGGTTGTTGTATTCCAAATTTTCACAATCGAGAAAGGACCTTTTGGCGAAATAGTTATTCCAACAAGTGTTTCCTTGCGATGAAGCATGAGTTCATTTGTGATACAATGTACCATCAAATTCACAAAAGTAGAATGAACAACTCGGTCTTCAATCTTTTTTGACCACGCGCCCCCTGCCTCATTCTCGGGAACGTCCCACAGAGGCTTGAATCCTCGTCGCATAAAGAAGAACATTCCCGATTCCCATGCTTCTTTCGAAATTGTGTCAACTACACTCCAAAATTGTTGGGGCGTAGACACGTCCACTATCTTCACATAACTTTCCAAAGAATAATCCTTGTTGTTTGGATCATGATACCACAAAATCCAGGAATACTGGAGTTTTGTGGTCTCTATAGATGACCCCATTTTATACTCTTCTACTCTATCTTTAAAATGGATTCGTTTTTCGCACGACGAATTAGTCTACAGAAATACAATGAGCCTTACCGTAGCACAAGTTTACGAGGTTCGTTTTGGAGACAAACTGTCTCTGCCGAAAATTGTACAGGATAATATCGCAAGACTTCGAATTACACCAGTTGCATTCAAGCCATTTCGTCCACCTACTCGTGCCGCCCCTCGTACTCGCGCCCAGCCAGATAACTGGAGGGAAAATGTCCTGGTTGAAGCTGTTCGACGAGTGAAGGAGCGCGATGACCCAGAATACGATGAAGTATTTAGTTCTCTCAACAAGATTGCACCACGAACACTAGACAAGATGTCGGAGAAGATTGTTGTGAATATCAAGAAGCGCGACGAGATATTCCGGCTGCGCGTAACAACTCTTCTATTCGATGTAGCCATAACGCAGAGTAGTTACTGTGTTCTGATGGCCGATTGTGCCACGAAGATTGTCGGTGATATCCCAGAAATTCGAGAAGATTTGGCGGCGCAAACTACTATGTTTCCAAAGTTGTATAATATGACTGAGACGCTTACGTATCCTTTGATGAGTGATCCAAAGTATGCTGAGAAAGTTGTGGACTGGATGAAATTGAAGGATAAGCGGCGAGGGTATGCGAAGTTCATAACTCAATTATTTGTTCGCGGCCTTGTTGAAGAGGAGGTAGTTCTAACTTGCTTGAAACAAGTGATTGATGATTTGGGAGATACTGCGAGGCAAGAAAAGACAGAACAGACGGAGGAAAACACAACACAGTTTGTTGATTTCCTATTCGAAAGCTCCAAGGCTCTTCCAGCAACAGCTCTCTTGCTGAAAAACACTGTTTGTGAATCTGTGAAGGGATTGATTGCTCTTCCTCGTACGGATTTGCCGAGTTTGTGCATGCGGTCCCGCTTCAAGATGGAAGATATTCTCAAATGCGTTCAGTAGAATGAAGTTCAAAGAAACCCATAAAACAAATGTCCACTCCTCCCCCGGCCAGTGTTCTGCTTCGTGCTGCACAGGTATCTATGACTGAGGACCGCCCAATTTATCTCGATTACTTTCAGGACAGCTTGGAGAAGAAGTGTTGTATTGGTGTACGTGAGACGGAAAAGTTTCTAGTGAAGTCTGATTCGGAATACACGTCGACTATCCAGTCAGTTTTTAAGTGTGAGAGTTGCTATATCGTCATGACGGAAAATAGTCTGTACATCGTATCGACGGAAATTCCTATTAAGAAGATTTTGACGAGTGCTGCTACAGTCTAAACAATCTAGTCTAAGAACGTTAATGGAACTAATGTTTCCGCCTCCCCACTACTTTTTGTTTGAACCTTTGAATGATAAGGAAACTGCAAAACTCTGGTCTGCTTACAAAGAAAGGTATGGACACCAGTGTGAGTTCTCAGAAGTTGACGCGGCAGAAATAAATTCAGCAGAATCGTTTTCTCCATGGTTTGATAACTGGATTTCTCAAGTTCCAGCACGTCAATCTACGCGTGTCCGTATTCTTCTAATATGGCACTCGGAATTCCTAACATATTCATGTCAGCAAATGCTCCGTCGTTCACTTGAACAGCGGTCTTTTCGGTGTCGCGTATGGTTTCACGCCGAAGACCCCACATCCATCCAACCCGCAATTTATAGTCGGTGTGTAGCAAAACGAATTCCAACTATTCTACACTACCCCGTTATAAACTAAACGAAAATGAAGATTGTTGTATTTACTGATGGAGCATGTGGGAATAACGGTAAGAAGGCGGCACGTGCAGCATGGGCCGCATGGTTTCCCGACCACAAAGACTTCTCAAAGGCCGACTTTGTTCCTGCTGACCAGCAGCAAACCAATCAGCGAGCGGAACTTATGGGGATTTCCCAAGCTGTTCAAATTATCGAAAAAAATTTTCCGTATGAAACCGATATTCATATCTTTACGGACTCAGAGTATTCTAAGAACTGTCTCACAACTTGGCTTCCATCTTGGCTTTCGCATAATTGGAAGACGAAGCAGGGTAAGGATGTGTGTCACAAAGACCTGATTGAAGATACTGCGAATCGTCTCGCAAAGTTCAGTTCGTTCACCATTACACATGTGGAAGCACATACCGGTGGAACTGATTACAATAGTGCAAACAATGCCCAAGCCGACCAAATGGCTACCCGCGTCCTGAACCCAGACGAGCCAGAAGTCAAGATTATCACAAATACGCAAGTAGCAGTTGTAGGTCTGCCTCTAACCTTGATGGGTCCTCCAGTGAGCGATACAGTTATTCATGCATGGTGTCGAAATAATATGGATAAACTCGATCAGGCAGCCTTGAATGCTGCACTTGTATCGGCACTATCAAAAACTGTGAAGAAAAAGGGATTTGATTTGGTTAAGCAGAAGCTACACAGAAATACGCAGTACCGTCTTCTTTCGGCAAATCATTTAATTGCAGAAGATACAATAATAACAAAGGAAGAATGAGCATCACAGCATATCATTTCTGGTCACCAACGTGCGGTCCCTGTAAGGTCATCAAGCCTGCGATTGAAGACCTTAAAGATGAGTTTCCGTCCGTTTCATGGGTTGTTGTGAATACTCACGAAGATCACCAAGGACTATCTCGAACTCTAGGAGTTCAAGTAGTTCCGACGATTGTTGTTGTTGCACGTTCTAAGGAGGGTGCTACTATATATACCGACAAGCATTCGGGAACTGCGATGATGGGATATTATCGTATTATACGGGCTGCTATGCGATTGGTTCCGCAATAATTGTGTTGTCTACCACACCATTACGTACCGCTTCAAAAATCATAGTATTATTTCCAGGCGCTCCAGGAACTGCGCACGTTTGAGGGTCAGACGTTTTTGTTTGTTTAGCCGCAGTACTTGCTGAGCTATTCAAGTTCAGTGCACCAGATGTTAACGTGAATTTTTCGGTCGCTCCGATATTCAGCGTGTTTCCAATCCCACTTGCTGCCCATGCTCCCCAGAATCCAACAGTTCCACCTACAATACCTAAAACCCAAGCCATTAGAAGTCCACGCCAATCTGTTGGTGGACACCGGCTAAAAAACTTGGATTGAGACATAATAACTGATGTCTGTGCGGAAGCAAGAATAATAACGGTAAAGAATGCGATAAGCGCACCTGGACCGGCATTAATAGACGCTAGCCCCATAAGAAAATAGAATCCAACAGCAAGTGTGAACACTATGACTGACGGAGACTTTGCCGGTATCAGGGCATAACTACCTATGTACAAAGGGAAATCACAAACTCCTTCTGGAGGAGATAGTGCGAGTGTCGGTGCTACACCAGCCATTATATTACCCTAGAGTGTCTTTATTTTTCGTTAAACTAGAGATTTGGGTGCGAATTGGTTGCGCATTCCCGATAATGCACTGCTCACAGCACTATATCCACCTTTGAAAAAGAATCCATCAAGGATAAAGTTCAGTGCGACTGCGAATATCCCGACGAGAAGACCGACCATAAGGTTTGCGTTCTCGAAGAACATTGCGGCAAACACTGTGAACATACCCAGTGATACAGGTAAATACAGCACAACGACCTTAGATATCTGCCATATGTATTTACCATCTTTATCCGTAGCTATGGCTCCGATTCCACCTGCAACCATAAATATACCAACAAGAACAAACTGGACAATTGCGATGATTGTCCCCGCTTCCATTGATTATTCCTGAGATACAAAATAACGCCAAACTACAAATGAGTATTTATAGCTCGACTGGGTTAAATTCTCAGTGGACGGGGAACTGTAATGGTCCTAATCAGAGTCCAATCAATCTCTCACAGTCTTTCGCAAAACCTTGTGATGTTCTGTGTGAGCTTGTTTTTGATGAGGCGTACACGACTACGGCAAGTGTTAGTGTAAATGCTATAGGTCTTGTCCTCACGAACCAGGCGGGGTTGGGAACTTGTAAGTTTAATGGAGAGGGGTACACGTGTAACGCGTTAGTTGTGAACCACCCAAGCCATCACACTATTGAAAATATCCAGGCAGATGCAGAAGTTATTGCTATTTTTCAGAACCCGACCGGGAAATTTCTTCTGGTAAGTTCACTTGTTCGCGTGAACCCTGCTCCCACACCATCTAGCTCATTTTTGAATGCCTTTATTTCGTATGCGAATAAGGATACATTCACCACAGTACAACTGGGAAGTGATTGGACGATGGGAATGATGGTTCCTACAACTGGAGCTTACTACGTATACGATGGAACGTTCCCGTTTCCGGAGTGTAATCATGTGAAATGGGTAGTCTTCAACTCTATGATTAATATGGACGCAACGGACTTTGCGATGCTCACAAAAAATGGACCGGCTGGATCACGACCACTGCAACCACTTGGTGACCGCGAAGTGTATTTCAACAGTGCTGACCATCTTGCTGGAGGAGTTATGCCTCACGATAATAAAATCTACCTTCGTTTACGACCGGCAAAAGGTATAAAAGTGGGTGCGGGCAATGACGTAAAGCCCGTAAAGTCAGTACCTATAGCAGATAAAAAGGAAGATAAAAACAGTGTAGTTGCGCAGATAAAAGACTGGTTACATGGTCAGGTATCTACGAATGGGTACATTGCTATGATAGACGGTGCACTTATGATTTTAGCTATTGTGATTGCTCTTTATTTTGCAGTATACCGTCATCGCGAGTTTTCATCGCTTATGATGTTAAGTCCCATCGCAATTGGGTTTGGACGATGGATACGTTCCTTCTTTATTTCTCCTACACCGAATGTTTAACTAATTCCGCCGGTCATCCCAGTACGTTTCGTAATCTTCCGGCTGTTCATCCCAAGCCGTTTCTTCAACTTCATCTAGTGGAATATCTCCGTTATCCAAAGCGTCCTGGACTTTATCTCGCTTGACCTTAATCTTTCGCTCCACCGTCTTCCATTCGTCTGCCGGAACAGGAACGGGGGAAACTAGTCCTTCCTCCGGAATATCATCATTTGAGAATTCCTCCTCTTCATCAACACTCTTCCATGTATGGTTAGTTACTGGTGGATTTCGGTGAAGAATCAGTTCTCGTTTTGTGTATGGATTTGGTAGAGGCATAGGCATAGGCTCACTCACCTTCTCAAGAAAGCTCGGTCCACGAAATTGACGTTGGGGGCGCTGAGTGTTCGTATTCACAATCATCGCCGGAAACTCCTCTTCTACAATCTTGATTTCGGGAGCAGGCCGAGGATTCTTGCGATTACGCAGATGTGGGGGAATATAAGGTACCGACATGATAGATACGTTTCGTATATTCAGACTGCGAAAATCCGTTTTGGAAAACGAACTTACATAGTTGATTGGTGTACAATCCAAAGATGACGTGTGGTGTAACTATTTCGTCCACTGGATCAGTTGCTGAGATTCAAGTTCCAGCAAAAACATCCGATGTCCTAGAATGGATTCGCAAGAAGTACAAGACAACAGCTATTCAATTTCAGGGGAAAATTCAAAATCCTTTGAAGGAGACTCAATGGCTAGCTGTATTCGCAGCACCATGTGATGACCAGGATTCAGCAAATTCACACATGCTGCCGTCGCCATTCGACGAGGAACTGTATTCAGGCAATATCATTATACTCGCAACCGAGTCAGAAGACCAGGACGAGTATGAGCCTAACGTATCCGAGTATACGAACTTGAAAGCTTCGGACTATAATGCTCTTTATCAGGAATGGACATTCGCAGACAATGAGGAAGAAGATGATGAAGGTATTGTTGCTGCAGCAGACGAAGACGGTGAAGAAGAGGATGAGGACGGTGGTGAAGAAGAGGATGAAGAAGACGACGTTGTTCGTGAACTTGTTCATGCTCGTCCAGTTCATTCGCGTTCAAAGAATGTGTTTGTAGACTCTGCTATTCGCGATAAAGTTCTGGAAAACTTCACTGAACTTCTCGAAGATGCAGAACTTGCTCGAACGCTCGAAGATTCAGTCTTGCATGTTATTAGCGACCAAGCTTTGAAGGAAGGAATTGAAGTTGATTGGGGCAATCGTGTGTTTTGGAGTATGTATCGTAATCGTGCTATCTCTATTTATGAGAATATTATGGGTACTCGCGGATATGTTCAGAACACGGAAGATTGGGCCACGAAACTAAAAACTGGTCAAATTACACCCAGGTTATTTGCTGAGATGACTGCAGTCGATATGTTTCCTCAGCGGTGGAAGGCAGCTATCGAACGGATTATCGAGAAGGAAAAGACGTTATACACCAACAAGGGTACTGCTTCTATCTTTATGTGGTGTTCTCGGTGCAAGAAGAAGGCGAAGTGTGATTATTATCAGCTACAGACGCGTTCGGCGGATGAGCCGATGACGACGTTTGTGACGTGTCTTGAGTGTGACCGACGCTGGAAATTTTAATCGACACATCATTCGCAGGAACAATAATAGAAGGCTTGGGAGATTTGTAAATTGGGTCGATAAGTTCATTGGATAGTTTATCATTCATCTTACCTATCGCAAACGGAGAATCTACATTTCCAGGATAAACATATATTGGGTGTAATCCATTTGTTATTTCCGGTTTCATAACGTCAGGTGTTGTTTCACCGAACTTCTTCTTGAAATCACGTATAATCGTATCCGGTATCTGAGGAGATGTTTCTTCCAGTCGTCCAGATTCATCGCGTACGATTTTTAACATGTCTTTCGCAGCCATTCGTTCAGAGCGCGGAAGAGCAAGTTCAATAAGAATAAATTTATATATCTTTTTATACGTTATATCTGCTATACGATGAGATTCTGAACGTTTTGCCCAGGCAAAATAACTACTCACGGTTGTTAGCATAGCAACGGAAAGAGTTATAATTCCAATAGCAATATTTGCTATGCCCGCATCTCTCACCAGTGCCGTTACTCCAATTGACGCAGAGCCTGATAATGTAGCCATAACGATGGATGGTAAAGTTATAGCCGTGCTTAAGTGAGAATAATACTTTTCCGAACGGTCATGTAACCAAGAATAGCAAAGAGACCGTTCCCCTTCGTCTGATAATATTTTTTCAAGTTGGGAGTTCCATGATGCTTGTCCAATAGAGTCATCCATTGTAATTTCCTGGTAGTAATTAATGGTGTGGGTGTAT